CCAACTGAAGCACTTGACGTAACTGGAAATATTAAAGCAAGTGGTGAAATAGAATGTACTAAGTTTGTAGCTAACGCAGCAGGAGGTTTTGAGTTTGAAATAGACGGAGATAATCAATTCAACATGATACACAATTTTGCTAACAGATCAATGTTTTTTACAACTACAACTGGTACTGGTACTATAAATTTTGGAACTAATAATACTAACTCACAGGTTAGTATAACATCTGCTGGAAATTTAAATGTTGTTAATGATCTAACTGTTGGTGGAAGCGTAGGTACAGGTGCTATAACAGCATCAGGCAATATAAGTTGTAGTTTCCAAGAATCAACAATAACTGCAACAACAGGATCATTTAATCACATTATTACAGATGGTGAAACATTAGAATTTAGAGATGCCACTACAAGAGCAAAGGTAGGAGCTTTAAAATTTGATGCAACTAATGGTTTAGAAGTAAGAGATAGTGCAGGTAATGAAGGAAAATTAAAAACTTCATCATTAAACATTCCATCTGGAGGTAATATGATAATAAATGCAAGTCAAATTAATTTTAATAGTTTACCAGATTCAGACCCAGGAGTATCAGGACGATTATGGGTGGATGCAAGAGATGGTAAAATCGCTGTATCAAGGGGTTAATAATATTATAATTTGGATACCTAAAAAAAACATTTTACATTTATCAACAATAAATTACATTTTTAACAAATTAACCGATATTTATAACCATGGAAAAAAAAATAGTTTTAGACAAAAAAGAAATTAGTAAATTAAAAGAATTAAGACAAAATTTCACCAATTTAACAAATACTTTAGGAAATTTAGAAATTCAAATAATGAATTTAAACATACAAAAAGAATCTCTAAAAGAAACACTTTTAAATTTACAAAAAGAAGAAATAGTTTTAGCAAAAGAATTAGAAACTAAGTATGGAGAAGGATCCATTTCTTTAGATTCTGGTGAATTTTTACCCATAAAATAGATTTTTAAAAAATTTTGACATATTTATCATAAAAATAACACACAATGGCAGAAACATTAATTTCCCCTGGGGTATTAGCAAGAGAGCAAGATCAATCCCAAATCACCTCACAACCTGTACAAGCGGGAGCAGCAATTATAGGTCCAACAGTATTAGGCCCAGTAGAAAGACCAACTTTGGTTACTACTTTTTCCGAATATTTAGCTACTTTTGGTGGTGCTTTGCAGAGTGGTTCAGATGAATACTCATACTTTACAAGTATTTCAGCATTTAATTATTTCCAAGGTGGAGGTACTTCATTAATAGTAACTAGAGTAGTATCAGGTTCATATTCTGCTGCTACATCATCATTTATTTCAGGTTCAAATGCACCAGCACTTGCTGCGGGTACTGCTTTTACATTAGAAACAATTGGTTCTGGAACTATAATGAATAGTACTAGTACATTAACTTCAAAAGGAGCTTTACCAAGTGGTAGTTCTAATAATGTTAGATGGGAAATAACAACACCAGATACATCATCAGGAACATTTACACTTTTAGTTAGAAGAGGAGATGATAATACAAAATCAAAAAGAGTATTAGAATCTTACACAAACTTATCATTGGATCCAAAATCTTCAGGATATATAGCTAGAGTAATTGGTGATCAAACGACTACATTACTAGGTAGTGGAACAGCAGAACCTTACTTACAACAATCAGGTAATTTTCCTAACGCTTCAAGGTATATAAGAGTAAAATCAGTAGATAAAAAAACACCAGATTATTTAGATAATGATGGAAATGCAAAATCTCAATATACAGCTTCAATTCCAATCGCTTCTGCAGGTACATTTGGAGATGCTGAAGGTGGTCTTAAAGCCGGAGCTAATTTTTATGATACTATAAACTCTACAAACACACAAGGATTAGTAGAAGCAAATTATACAGATGCAATTAATTTATTAGCAAATAAAGATGAATTTAAATACAATATTATCACAGTACCAGGTTTAGTTTATGTTGATTATCCAACACCTTTAAACTCATTAATTGATAATACAGCAACTAGAGGAGATGCTATAGTAATAGCAGATACTGTAAATTATGGAGCTTCAATTACAAATGTAATTTCAACAGCAGCAAGTATAGATTCATCATATACAGCAACATATTGGCCATGGTGTCAAATTACTGACCCAAGCACAGGACAATTAGCATGGGTTCCAGCTTCAACATTAATACCAGGAGTATATGCAGCTAATGATGCTTCAGCAGAAACTTGGTTTGCACCCGCAGGTATTAATAGAGGTGGATTAGGAGTAGTAAGACAAGCAGAAAGAAAATTAACACAAACAAATAGAGATAGTCTATATGTAGGAAAAGTTAATCCAATAGCTACATTCCCTGGAAGAGGAGTAGTAGTATTTGGCCAAAAAACACTACAAACAAGAGCAAGTGCTTTAGATAGAGTAAATGTTAGAAGATTATTAATTAGTCTAAAATCATTTATTTCACAAGTAGCAGATAATTTAGTATTTGAACAAAATACAGCAGCTACTAGAAATAATTTCTTAGGACAAGTAAATCCATTTTTAGAAAGTGTACAACAAAGACAAGGATTATTTGCTTTTAAAGTAGTAATGGATGATAGTAACAACACACCAGATGTTATTGATAGGAATCAATTAGTGGGTCAAATATTTGTTCAACCTACAAAAACAGCAGAATTTATATACCTAGATTTCAACATTTTACCAACAGGAGCTACTTTCCCGGCATAAAAACATAGAAATTAGATATTTATAATAGAATTAAAAGATAAAACAAAATGGCAGTATTAAATCCCAACGAAATATTTTTCACAGCATTTGAACCAAAACAAGCTAATAGGTTTATTATGTATGTAGATGGAATTCCATCATATATGATAAAAGAAGTAGGTGAAGTGAAAATATCACAAGAAATAGTAACTTTAAATCACATCAATGTTGAGAGAAAAGTTAAAGGTAAATCAAAATGGGAAAATTTAAGTATGACTCTTTATGATCCAATTACACCATCAGGTGCTCAAGCGGTAATGGAGTGGGTAAGACTACATCATGAATCTGTAACAGGTAGAGATGGTTATTCTGATTTTTATAAGAAAGATTTAACAATCAACGTTCTAGGTCCAGTAGGTGACGTAGTATCAGAATGGGTAATTAAAGGCGCATTTATAGTAGATGCAGGATTTAAAGGATTTAACTGGGATACAGGTGCTGAAGCTCAAACTATTGCTTTAACAATATCAATGGATTATGCAGTACTAAACTTTTAAAAAAATATCAAATATTGCAAAAAATAGCTTGGCTTATGTCAAGCTTTTTTGTATTTTTAATATGTATTACTAGAATTAAAGTTATTAATAAATAAAAGATATGGAAGAAAAAAAACTGAAGTTTCCTACCGAAACGATAGACCTACCTTCAAAGGGTCTAATTTACCCTAAAGATAACAATTTATCAAGTGGAAAAGTAGAAATGAAATACATGACTGCTAAGGAAGAAGATATACTAACTAACCAATCATACATCGAAGCTGGCACGGTATTAGACAAGTTACTGCAATCACTTATAGTCTCCGACATAGTGTATAATGATTTAATTACTGGCGATAAAAACGCATTGCTTATAGCTGCTAGAGTTTTAGGATATGGTAAAGATTACAAATTTGAATATAAAGGAGAAGAAGTAGAAGTTGACTTAAGTGAAATTGATAATAAAGAATTTGATGAAGATTCAATTAAAAAAGGTGAAAATAGATTTCCATTTACTTTACCAAATTCCAAAACTGAAATTGAATATAAAATTCTAACAGCAAATGATGAGAAAAAAATTGCTGCCGAAATTAAAGGTTTAAAGAAAATTAACAAAAACGCAAACCCAGAACTATCTACAAGATTAAAATACATGATTGTATCTGTAGATAAAGATGAAGAAAAAAAATCAATAAGAGAGTTTGTTGATAATTATTTTCTAGCTATGGATTCAAGAGCGCTTAGAAAACATATAGCAAATACACAACCAGATGTTGAATTAACAATACCAGTAGAGACTAGTGGTGGCACGGAGGACATCACTATTCCTATTAATCTTAACTTTTTTTGGCCTGACGCAGAGGTATAGATTCGAATTATTTAATCAAATCCATGAGATAGTATTCCATGGAAAAGGAGGTTATGACTTCCACACTATATACACTATGCCTATATGGTTGCGCAACTTTACATTTTCTAAAATGAAAGAATTTTTTGAAAAAGAAGCAGCTGATTATAAAAAGGCACAATCTAATGGTAAAGGTACATCTACTGTTATTGACACAGATGGTATGGTTCAAACCCCATCTTTTATGGAAAAAGGTAATGCTTCTAAACCGGCCTATTCAACAAAACGGGCTAAAAACTAGATTTTTTAATATTTATAATCAAATATTCCAAAAATGGCCGATGGACTAAATAAAAATCTAAATAATGCTAATAAATCTGCTAAAGATTTAAAAGGCAATATGGATGGAGCTTCTGACTCTGCTAAATCTGCAGCTGATAATATGGGTAGGTTTACCGATTCAGTTAATGACTCAGCTGAATCTTTTAATGATTATAGAGACACTCTTCGTTCTATATCTGCTGAATTAGGCAATCAAATTAATAACGTAAAAGATGTAAAAAAAGAGTATAATAAACTCGATTCTATAGCAAGAAAACTTTCTGATCAAGAAGTTGGCATAAACAGGTTAAAAGATAGTCAATTAGACAAATTAAAACAAAATGCTGCTTCATCAGTTGAAGAACTTAAAAATAGAACTAATGCTCTACAAGTAGAAAAACTTACAGCAAGTACAGGTAAAGAATTAATGAGTTTAAGTGGTGCGGCATTTGAAACCACCCTTAAATCTATAGCAGCTAAAAAGAAACTTTCAAAAGAAGAAGTTACTTTAATTAGAGCATCTAAACAAAATTTCCAAATAGAGCAAGAGTTATTAGATAAAATAGAAAAAGAAGTAGATATTCGTAAAGAATCTAATAGGTTGATGGGGATAGGGGGAGGATTGATGAAAGGTTTAAATCAATTAGGAGGAAAATTTGCACAATCTTTAGGACTAGAGAAAGTAACATCTGACATGCAAAAAATGGCAGATGAAATTGCACGAGGGACAAAATCCTCAGGTGCTCTAGGAGGTAAAATGAAAGTTTTAGGTGTTGGTATAAAATCAGCATTTACAAATATTGGAGGTTCATTAATGGATCCCACAGTAATATTTGGAGCTTTAATTAAAGGATTTAATGATGTAGACAAAGCAGCAACTGATTTTGCAAGACAAACGGGACAAGACCTTAATGGTGTCGAAGCTTCTCTTGCAACTGCTAATATGGGTTATGTTAATATGGCTGATTACATTAAAGCAGCTACAGCATTAACCTCAGAATTAAAAATGAGTGCTACTGATATATTTTCTCCAGAAGATATTTTAGAAGTAGCTCAAATGACAGATGAAATGGGCATGGCAGGTAAAGCAGCTGCTAACTTGGCCAAATTATCTAAATTAAATGGAACATCTGTTAGAGAAAATAATGAATCTATAATACAGGGAGTTAATAGTTTTAATAAACAAAATGGTGCTGCTATAAATAGTAGAAAAGTACTAGATGACATTGCTAATACATCACAAGGTGTATTAACTAAATTTGCGGGCATGCCTGGAAAATTAACAGAAGCTGCATCAGCCGCTGCTGGTATAGGAATGAGCCTAGAGCAAGTAGATAAAATAGCAGGAAGTTTACTTCAATTTGAACAGTCAATATCAGCAGAAATGGAAGCTGAGTTATTAACTGGAAAGAGTCTTAACTTAGAAAAAGCAAGAGAAGCTGCTTTAACTAATGATTTAGCTACAGTAGCTAAAGAAATGAGTAAACAAATAGGAACATCAGCAGATTTTGCTAAAATGAATCGCATTCAACAAGAAGCTACAGCAAAAGCTATGGGCATGACTAGTGATGAATTAGCTGGAATGTTGTTACAAGAAGACTTAAAAGCTGGTTTAAATGAAGATTCTTTAAATGCTGCTCAAAAACAAACTCTTGAATCCCAAAAGAACAGAACGGCACAAGAGCAAATTGCTCAAGCTTTAGGAAAAATAGGACAAGCATTTGCTCCTATAATTGGATTTATTGCTAAAATAGTATCAAATTCTAAGGTAATTTATGCCTTAATGGGTGTTGCCTTATTAACTAAACTAGGTGGTATTACGAGCGCATTTGGTAAAATGGGCAAAGCATTTGGTGGTATTAAAGATGCAGGTAAATCTATGATGGGGTTTTTTAACAAAAGTGAAGGTGGATTTAAAGGATTAATCTCCTCCGCTAAAAAATATGGAAATTCATTAATAGGTGCATTTAAAGGTACTGATGGGGTTGCTGGAAAATTTTATAAAGGTGGACAATTCATGCCTGGAGGTGAAAGAGCACCAAAAGGGGGAGCTATTTCTAAAGTAGCTTCAGGTGCAAAAGATAAAGTTTCAGGTTTAAAAGATAAAATTACAGATAAAATTAAAGATAAAGTAGATGATATTTCGGATTCTGCGGATAAGTCAAAAGGAATAGATGAAGATGCAGGTAAAGGAGTTAAGGAGTTTTTAAAGGGACTATCAGAAGGATTAAAATCTATGGCAAGTATGGAAGTTGTTGGAGGTGCTCTTGCTCTTATACCAGCAGCAATTGGTCTTACTGCTATGATCCCCGGATCAGTAGGTGCTTATTTAATGTCTAAAATAGACGGTAAAAAATTAGAAGAATCTTTAAAAGGTCTTTCAGAAGGATTAAAAGCAATAGATCCTATGGCTATGTTTGGAGCTTTAGCATTAATCCCCGCAGCTGTTGGTCTTACCGCAATGATACCGGGCGCGGTAGGTGCTTATTTAATATCAAAAGTAGATGGTGAAGGATTTAAAGAAGGACTAGTAGGAATCGCAGATGGTTTAAAAGAAATAGATGGTCAAGCAATGTTAGGTGGTTTAGCTTTAATACCAATAGCTTTAGGGCTTGCTGCTATGCTTCCTGGAGTAGTAGCAATTTTAGCAATTTCTGCAGTTGGGCCTCTAGCTGAAGCTGGATTTAAAGGATTAGGAAAAGGTTTAATGTTTTTTGGGGATAATTTTGGTAAAATTATTCAGGGATCGCTTGCATTAGGGATTGCTGGTTTGGCAGTTGCAGGTTCTTTTGCATTAGCTTTAATGATGATTAAAGATGTAGATCCTACACAAATGATAGCATTTGCGGGTTCATTAGCAATTTTTGGAACTACTGCAGCCTTATTAGGTAGTTTTAGTAGTCTAGTAATTCAAGGAGCACTAGCATTAGGAATATTAGGTTTAGCATTAATCCCGGCAGCATTTGCATTTAATTTAATATCTGGTGTAGATGTAAACAGTATGATTGCATTTTCTATAGCATTACCTTTATTAGCGTTAGCGGCAGCAGGTTTAGGACTTATAGCACCTTTTATTTTAGCAGGGTCATTAGCAATAGCAGCATTAGGTTTAGCCATAATACCAGCTGCAATGGCATTTGGGATGTTAGCAGGTTCTGGATTCACAGACCAAATAGATTCTCTTTCACAATTAGCTGTATTAGGTTCTGGACTATTTGGAGTAGGAGCAGGTTTAATAAGTATTGCAGCTGGATTAGGAGCAATGTCATTAGCTGGATTATTAGCTATGCCTACTTTATTAGCATTAACCGCTTTAGGAGCAGTTTCAGGAGGGTTAGGTTCAATATTTGGAGGAGCTGAAGAAACAGATAATGGAAACCAGGATTCTGCACTATCTGAAAAATTAGACCAAGTAAATAATAACATTCTTAAATTAATATCAGTTGTAGAAGCTGGTGGAGATGTTATCATGGATGGGGCAGTCGTAGGAAAAACAGTATCTATGGCGAGTTCTAGAATTGGTTAATATTTATAATAAACATTAAAACAAATATTATGTCTGGATTATTAAATAAATTAACAAGTGAAGGATCAGGTTTTACCAAATTATCAGGTGGAGATGGTCAAATTAATGTGGGTGCAACCCAACAATCAAAATTACATGCTTTTGGAAACCAAGCAGGTTATTCTGTAGATGGAGCTTTTACAGGTGAAGTAAATGATGCTTTTAACGCCTATGATGATGGTGTAATTAACCAATTACCTCAACCATCAGGATTAGATTTAAATGGTGTACCACCTGCATCTTCAAACTCAGATGGAGGAGTACCTGCTATTAATTCAACTTTTTCTAAAGGAGCATATAAAAACAATCTCCCAGAAGGAAGAAGTTTTTAGTGAATGCCATTACTAGACTTTAAAACTGATCTAAAGTCCTTAAAATTTGGAAATGATAGACCTGATGGTGGTTCAAGTAACCAACCATTTGTAAAAAAAGAAATTCCAGATGATAGGAAACCCGCTGTTATTTCAGACGGAGGGCCAGATTTTATTTTAAGAGGTGGTGTTTTAGCCCCTATTAGAGCAGTAGATGATGCTATAAGGACTACTAAATTATTTTTAGATACTCCCCAAGGTCTTCTATTTACTGCAAAAATGAACCTCCTATCTAGGATGGCTCCAAAAACAATAGCTGCTCAAGGAGCAGGATATGCAGGAGGTAATATTAACCAAGGTGCATATTTACCTACATCTACTATAGCTCAAACAGGATTAGGATATAGTGGTACTCATACTAATACATTTGGTTTAAATCCTTTTTCACCCGGAGATCAAAACCCATCTTTAGCAAAACAGTTAGCATCTGGTGGATTAGTTAGATATGAAAGTGCAATTTTAGGTATTAGTGGTAATGGAGAAAGATTATTAGGAGGTCTTACATCTCCTTTATCTGGGCTTTACGATGATAAAATACTATTAAAATCACCAGACCCTAATATACTATCATATTCAGGAGGACCTGGGGCACATTTAGGAATAGGTAATACTAATATTAAATTTTCTACTATAAGTCTAGGTCAGAATAGGACAGGTATTAATAATCCCCTATATGTAGATAATTATACTTTCTTTATTGAGGGTACTAAAAAAAGTGTTTTAACATCAGATGATATAATTTTAAGCACTTTTTCAAATAAAGAACCACTTGGAAAAACAGACTATAAACAACTATTAAATGCTGGTGATGATTTTGATGCTAATATTACTAATGATGGAGGAATAACCTGGGATAATCTATCAGGACAAAGGGTGTACAAGGCAAAAACATTAGAACCTAATTTACCTTTTATAACTGCATCTAAATCAAAAAAATTAAGTGATACTGAAGCCTCTGATTTTACAAACCCTCAAGGTACTAATTATGTAGACATTGCTGGATTTGGGGGTAATAATGGTAACTATACCGATGATCTTAGTAGTGATGGTGATAAAACCTGGGTAAATACCTCAATAAATCAGATATATGAATCCGGGTCATTAGAACCTAATACATCCCCTGATTTTTTATTAGCAAATTCTAAAAGTTTAAGTGACACTGAAGCCTCTGATTTTAAAAACCCTCAAGGTACTAATTATGCAGATATTGTTGGATTTGGAGGTAATAATGGTGCTTATGCTGATGACCTTAGCAGTGATGGTGATAAAACCTGGGTAAATACCTCAATAAACCAAGTATACAAATCGGGGTCATTAGAATTTTTTGGTGGTGGGGTAACTACATCATCTAAAAACCAAACTACTGAAGATTGGATTAACCCATCAGTACAATTAAAAACCCCTACAGGTCCCACTAATTACGCTGAGTTATTAGGTGAAAGTGGAAATACATTAGATCCTGATGTAACTAGTGATAGTGGGGTTGCATGGAATGAACCTGGTCATAACTCTACAACAGTAGGAGCAGGATCAACAGCTTTAAAATTTAACAGTAATGTTGTAGAAGTTACTAATCGATATAAAAATATTCAATTCACCAGCACACAAGATGCATCATCCCCATTAACAGATTTTAGAGATTTACCTATACCTCTATTAGCTCCTATTTCTAATGGTTTTAATCAGTTAAATAATGTAGTAGGCACAATGCAAGTTAATTTTTCAATAAATGCTGGAGTTGGGCAAAGTGTTTATAATAATAGCATCGCATTTGGTCAAGACGCATCGGATGCTATTGAAACTAATGTAGAATTTATAAAGGAAACAGGAAATGGAGTTGCTACATGGACTCAAGGTGATTTTGAATCATTAACTGAGAGTGACTTACATCCCCAAACTCAAGCAATAAGAGATTTTAGAGAAGATATATTAGAATTAGATCTTCCCGCTGACTCAACTAAAAAAGTATTATCTAGGTTTAATGGAGATTATAGTACAAAAAGAATAGATATAAGAACTAATACTGGTGACCCAGGTGCTAGAAGAAATATTCAGAATTATTCTGTAGGAGGTCAACAAGCATTAGATAAAATAACAGCTTCCCCAATTTATAGTGGAGCCCAAGCTACTCATGCTGGAGAAAAAAACGATTTAGTAAAATTTAGTATTGGTTATATTAATAATAATAATAGTGGAACTTCTAATTTTATGAATTTTAGAGCTTATATTGATTCTTTTTCAGATGCCTACACTGCAGATTGGGGTGAAACTCAATATGCTGGAAGAGCTGATAAATTTTACAATTATAAAGGATTTGGTAGAAGTATTAGTATGGGATTTAAAGTGTATGCTACTTCAAAAGCAGAATTAATTCCAATGTATAAAAAACTAAACTTTTTAGCCTCAGGTTTAGCCCCAACCTATTCAGGTGGTGGGTTTATGCAAGGTAATTTATCAAGAATAACAGTTGGTGGCTATTTATTCAATCAGCTTGGATTCATTAAATCTCTTACGTATACTATACCTCAATCAAGTACATGGGAAATAGGGTTAGATAGTAATGGAGGATTAGATAGTAGTGTTAAAGAATTACCACATATGATAGAAGTAACAGGATTTACATTCCAACCAATACAAGAATTTGTACCTCGAATTGGAAACCCAAATGATTTAGGGAATACTCCTTATATAGCACTTAGTAATGGAGAAAATACAAACTATTAAAAATGGATAGATATTCAAATATAGAAATTTTAAAAAATATTAGTTATGGGGCGGATGTTACTGTGGGTACTCAATATTATGCTACCACAAAATACCCAGAAATTCCATTAAGTGAAAATGATATTTATGTTATAACAGATTTTGGTGATAGGTTAGATCTATTATCAAATCAATTTTACCAGGATATTACTTTATATTGGATAATAGCTATTGCAAATCCCAATAAACTTAATTTAGGTTCTATTAATATACCCCCAGGTACTCAATTAAGAATCCCAACTGACATAGTTGGTGTATTACAAAGTTATAATTTATTAAATGCACAGTAATGAGTATAATAGGCGAAGGATTTTCCGATTGGATGAAAAAACAAGTAGAAGTTCGACAAAGAACTTTAGGATCAGGTTTAGTAGATAATAAAAGAAATATATCATCAGCAAATACGGATTCAATTTCCCCCTTTTTAAACTCATCACCTTGGATTAGAATGGCTAGTTCTGTTGACTTAGTTCAATATAACGAAACAGAAAAAAAAGAATCCTCAGTACCTAAAAGTACTAAAACAGTATTAGATCTTTTTAAGTCCCAAGATGAATTTTCTAGTTATATTAATTCTTTTGAGGGTAGTGGATTAGCTAAAAATTTTGTGCTACATAATGGAGTAATGGCTGTGCCCAACCCATCAGCAACAATACCTGTAGCAGGAAATCAATATTCAGGTTTAAATGATAAAGCATTTAACTCTAATAGTACAGTAAATACTGGTAATATTTTTGGAGGTACTTATGGATTTGGTTCTTCTGTAACATTGCAAGATGGACAAGGTCCAGTTCCTATGCCTGGAATAACATCAGTTTCTTTTAGTTACCAAAATGATGGTGCCCTATCTAAGGCATCAGTACAAATAAAGGCATATAGTCAATTCCAATTCCAACTAATAGATGTATTATTTCAAAGACCTGGGTATACTGTATTATTAGAATTTGGACATACTACTTTTTTAGATAATTTTGGAAATACTCAATATGCAGGTCAAGGTGAATATGCAACAACATCTCCTTTTAATAAAATGTGGGAAGGTTCTTTACCACAATATAAAATGGCATCTGAAATTGCAAAAGAAAAACAAAAATGGTGTGGAAATTATGAAGGTAATTTTATGAAAATTTCTAAATTTAATTGGAAATTTAATCCTGATGGAACCTATGATATAACTTGTAATTTAGTAGGATGTGGTGATGTAATTAATTCGTTAAAACTGAATACAGCTCCCAACAATCAATTACAATTAAAAGCAGAATCCGGTCAAGCCGCTAACGAAGAACAAAGAGAAGCTGCAGGTGAAGATGGAGTAGTAATAGTATCAGAAGCTATAGCTTCAAGTTTAAATTATGCTTTATATAGAGTATATATGACACAACAAATAGCTCAAGGAATTAATACTGGTTATGGAGCTTGGGCTAATTTTGTAAATTTTTTCTCAAGTCCTTTTGCTAATATAAAAATAGCAGAGGCTATCATCCCAGATTTTCCAACCCCTAATTTTTCAATTATAAATAATGATGGTTCAATAGGAACATATAACCCTAAAAAAGATCAAAATAACCCACAAAGGATATTCACAAGTTTTAAATATAATAAAAAGGGAATTACAATAAAGGGTGGTACTATGTCTGTTAAAAATGCAACAGGTTCAACTTCAAGTACATATACCCCCCAAACATATATTACTTTTGGACATTTAATGGCTTTATTATTAACTAATTGTAATCTTGTAGATTCTAATAATATCCCATTAACTTACCTAAATATGAATTTTCAAAATTTAGATGAAGATAGTATTTTAGTAAAAACCTTTCCTGGTCATTTTTCTGCAGATCCTAATATATGTGTTATCCCTCCAACAGTGATTAATAAAGATGTATCAGATGGTGCATTTCAAAGACAAGAAAAAATAGGTAATTATGATTTTGTTAAAGCAATGGCAGTTCCTGAAATTGCAAAATTTGCAGTAGAAGGTGAACCTGAAAAAGGTAGATTAGCATGTGTATATTTAGACATTAATTTTATAGCGAGTATATTAAAAAATAATAAAGATAAAGAAGACCAAAGTATATCAGTCCTTTCATTCCTTCAGGGAATATTATCAGGAATAAATGAGGCTTTAGGAGGTATAAATAATTTTAGAGTATTATTTAATGAAAATACTCATATGATTGATATTGTAAATCAAGTTCCTTTTAATGACAAAGAAACTGACAAAACCCAACCTAATTTAACTACTATAAATACTTTTGGGTTAACTCCAGGACAAGGATGTTTTATTACTGATTTAAGTTTAAAAGCAGAATTAACTGATAAATTTGCAGCTCAAATATCAATAGGAGCTCAAAATAATGGAAATACAAATGGAACTAATGCAGGTTCGTTTTCATCATATAATTATGGTTTAATTGACAGAATAACTCCAATTAAAAAACAAGTTAAAGAAGGAGATGCAGTTAAAGATCCCCCAGAGAAAAAAAATACATTTACCCCAGACCCAGACCCAATTGGTACTATTTTTAGTGATAAAGTTTCAGAAGTTTTATATGAAGTATATGAAGATTTTGAATTTACATCTGAGTATGTTAGCACTTTAAAAAATATACAAAGTGATTACTGTAATGCAGTTATAGGACATAAGGCATCTGGAAAAACTACACCTGATGGTAAAGCAACAGCAGCAGCACCATTTTTTTTACCATTTAATTTAGGTTTAACCATGCATGGAATATCAGGTATGAGAATTTTTCAATCTTTTAAAACAGATGGAAAAGTTTTACCTTATACCTACAAAAGTGATAATGTTCAATTAATTATTAAAAGTTATAGCCATAAAATAGATGTTGGTGGGTGGGAAACTAGCATTGAAACTATGACAAAACCTATAATGGGACCTATAGGTAAAAACCAATCAAATCCTCAACAAAATACTAGTACAACAGGAACTGCAGGTTCAAGTAATTCATCAACATCAACTTCAGCCCCAGTAACAGATGAAGGAACATTCACACCAGACCCAAATGGTACTATAACTAGTGGTTACCCATTAAATAAAATTTATTATGATGGGCCTACAAATAAAACACAAATTTATCTCCACCACACAGCAGGAAGACAGAATATTAAAAATACAGTTCATGGTTGGAATAATAGAACTGATCATGTTGCTACTCATTATATAACAAACAATGCAGGAGAAAAAGAACAATTATTTGTAGATGAAGCATGGGCTAACCATTTAGGATTACCTGGATCTACATTTAGAAAATTCGGGGTTTCTTACCAAAATTTAAATAGAGTAAGTTTAGGTATTGAATTACAAGCAGCTGGAGGATTAAAGAAACAATCAAATGGTACATACCAAACATGGTTTAAACAAAATCTCCCATTATCTAAGGTAGCAAGACCAGTAGATAAAAATGGTCGTTTTACAGAATATAAAGGATACCAATATTATGAAAAATATTCAAATGCTCAAATTAATAATATAAGACAAATAGTAACAGGATGGATGAGTAAATATGGTATTCCTTATACATTTAATTATGATGAATTATTTACATTAAATAAAGTACCATTAACTGGTAAGCCTGGTATTTATACACATAATAGTGTCCGTACAGATAAATTTGATGTATTTCCTCAAAAAGAATTAATTGACATGCTAAAAAGTATACAAACGTAATGTATTATCCTAAAAGTAGAATAATAGAGGGTCTTTACACTAATGGTGGAGAATTTAAATATAAAATTAATAATGAAATCTACATTGGTTATTATCATAAATTTTATAATGGGAAAACATTTTCAGGAAAAACACAAAATTCCCTCCCAAAACAAGAAATTATCCCAATAATAGGGAATTTAAATTCTGATGTAGATAAATTATATATTTTAAATACCGATACTAAGATAGCTTTATTTTTAAATGACCCTGATCCAATAGTAGACATTAGTAAATGGAACCAATCAGAAATTATTAAATATTTAAAACTTAAAGGTTTACCAACGAATGAAGATAATCCTAGAAATGTCCCACAAATCTATTATCCAAACCCAACAGATAAAGATTATGAAAATAGGACAATAAAGAGATATTTTGCTATGAAAATAAATGAACGAGATGTTTTTGTAGAGATATCAAAAGATATATATAAAAAGTTAAAGGATCAAGATAAAAAGTGGATGTGGGAAAGGTACCAAATATTTACTTTAGTTTGGACTATAGTAGGTGAAACTAAGTCACAAGTAGAAGAAACTAACAGAAATATATTATATCTTAAACAAAGAGAAATAAGAAGAAATGGATTAATAGCATATTTAAGGGGCAACTATTCTAAGTTTTTTAAATCACTATCCCAATTAAAATTAGAAATGGCACCCCCTCAATCTAAAAAGATAAATAAAACTCCCCCTAATGCTAATCCTATCCCACCTTCACCATCTGAAGTAAGATCTAAAAAGTTTTTTGATAAAAAGAGAAAATTAGAAGTAGCAGAAATATTAGCATTAAACCGAGAAATTGAAATGAAAGAAGGTCAACAAAAACCAAATAAACCTCTATTTGGTAACCCTGATGTTAAAGAAAATATTTCTGAAATTCCTGAAATTCCAAATGAAACAAATGGTCCAATCCCACCTACCAACTCCTCTCCTTCAACTACAACTGGGGGATATTAAATCTAGTTCGTATATTTAAGTCAAAATTAAAGTTATGTTTTGGTTAGTTGAGACAGAGGATCAATTAGATAGGTTATACGAAAGCAATTTTAAGGAGGCATTTATTGAAATAATCCCTTATGATTATAGAGAACACCCATGTCAAAACCAAATTTGTGCGGTTTATATTAGACCTTTAGAATCAACAAAAGGATTTATTATACCTTACAACCATAGCGAAACATTTAAAATAGACATAAATAAAGCAGAAAAAATAATAGAGAAATTTGATAAGATATACGTTAGAGATAAGAAAGAATTCTTACATTACTACCCAATTCAAACTCTTTTCGACATTACTTTACATTGTCCTACATATATACCAGAACAAACACCGACTCATTATCATTTTCACAAAAATAATCAAAACGCATATAACGCGAGTATATTAATTCCAATCGTTAAGCACTATGAGTATTGTGAAAAAATTTTTAATAACGTTAAATCGCATATAAATGACCAAATCAATGAATTTTACAACAACGACGCCACAATGGTGTTCAACGCTATCGAAAGAAATGGAATACGAATTAATAGAAGAGAATTTGAAAAGAACTTTCACGTACCAAATTCCGATTTCGTATTTACACAATTTAACTTCAAAACCCTCACAAGAAGACCCTCAAATAAATTTAAAAAAGTAAATTATGCCGCGCTCAAAAAAGATAATGGTGAAAGAAAATCTTTCATTCCCAATAATGACCTTTTTGTGGAATTGGATATTAGTGCTTATCATCCTACCCTTTTGGCTCATTTGGTACATTACAAGTTTAATACTGATGACATTCATGAAGCTTTTAGTAAGATGTATGGTGTTGACTACAAAACAGCAAAAGAAATTACTTTTAAACAGCTTTACGGAGGAATTTTTAAAGAATACAAAGAACTAGAGTTTTTTAAAAAGGTTCAAAAATATATAGATGAACTGTGGCAAAAGTTCCAAAGCGATGGTTACATTGAAGTACCGATATCAAAATGGAAATTTAAAAAAGATGAACTGGAAAATATGAATCCTCAAAAACTGTTAAATTACTTACTTCAAGGCTTGGAGACCGCAATGAATGTTCGTATATTGTGGGAAATAATGAAGGTGTTAAAAGGTAAGAATACAAAAGTTGTATTATATACTTATGATAGTTTCTTATTTGACCTCGATAAGAGTGAAAAAGATACGTTTAATTTAATTTTAAAAATATTTGAAAAATACAAACTAACAACAAAAATGAACTATGGAACAGACTATGATTTTAGATAAAGAGGTCAATACGTATAAGGTGGACGATTTCCAAGATTTCTCCACATTAAATTTACACGATTTGAACAATAAGCTATTTTGCACCTTTACTACCCTAGAAGAACTCGATGGGTTAATTAAAAGCATAACATCCAGCTATGATATCATGTACAACAAATTATTTGTTCTTCATGTAAAAAGCAATGATGAATATGTTTGCACTTACAATATTGATCAAGGTAACGTATCTGATCTTCCTAAAAATACAATCCTAGTACATAGAAAAAAAGATTCCAATACATTATATACTATTAATGCTCTTAATGAGTTAATTAAAAAGTTAAATAATGGTATTGTTGATACAAAATTTCCAATAGATTGGAAACATTACCGAAATACCATCTTGTTAACACAACATGATGAGTTAAGACAATTAAAGACAAAAATCCACAAGATTATTGAACTTTAATTTGGATTATTGAAATCAAGTTATTATATTAAAACAAAAGTTATAAATTATGAATTTAGATATCATCAAACAAAAATTAGACTCTTTAAATAAGCAGTCAACAAACTCCCAAAACGGAGAAAGAAAACAATTATTTTGGAAACCTACAGTAGGTAAACAAGTAATTAGAGTAGTTCCTTCAAAATTTAACAAGGAATTCCCATTTACAGAAATGAAATTTTACTATGGAATTGGTAAAAAAGTAATGGCATCACCATCAAATTGGGGTGAAAAAGATCCAATTATCGAATTTTGTAAGAAATTACGTGATTCATCAGATAGAGAAAATTGGAGATTAGCTAAAAAATTAGAGCCAAAAACCAGAACATTTGCCCCTGTTGTTATAAGAGGTGAAGAAGCTGAAGGTGTTAAACTATGGCAATTTGGAAAAGAAGTATACGATGCTTTCTTAAACATGGCTTACGATGAAGAGATAGGTGACTACACTAACATTGCAAATGGTAGAGATATCAAATTGACAACAGTAGGACCAGAATCTACAGGTACTCCTTACAATAAGACAACAATTGGACCATCATTAAAATTAACTCCATTATCAGATAACCAAGAAACAGTTACTGAATTGTTAGATAATCAAGTTGATCCAATGAAAATCTTCAAACCACTTTCTTATGATGAAATGAAAAATGCATTACAAGAATGGTTATCACCTGAAGAAAGTGAAGGTTCTATATCATCTGAACCTGCAGTAGCATTTGATAGTGATAAAAAAGAGACTCCAAAATCTAATTATTCATTAAAATCACCATCAAAATCAGACCAATTTGATAATATGTTTAATGACAACAAGTCTTCAAAAACTGAAGATGATGGTTTACCATTTTAATAAAAATACATGCCAAGAAAAAAATCAATATCAGCGGCTGTGTCCTCTGAAATAAGATCTAATTTTAATTTAGATAATTTTAAAAATAAAAAAGGTCTATCATCAAAAGCCAAATTTAAAGACCAGGAATGGATCCCTCTTTCTGATGCTTATCAAGAAATAACATCTGTTCCTGGAATACCCATGGGGCATATTGTTTTGTTAAGAGGACATTCAGATACAGGTAAAACAACTGCTTTACTAGAAGCTGCAGTATCCGCACAAAAAACAAAGATACTGCCTGTTTTTATTATCACTGAAATGAAGTGGAATTGGGAACATGCTAAGCAAATGGGATTGCAAATTGATGAAGTAATAGATAAAGAAACCGGAGAAATTGTAGACTATACAGGTAATTTTATTTATGTAGATAGAGAAACTATAAATACAATTGAAGATGTTTCTAGCTTTATTTTAGATTTAATAGATGAACAGAAAAAAGGTGATTTACCCTATGATTTACTATTCTTATGGGATTCAATTGGATCAGTACCTTGTGAAATGTCTATAAAATCAAATAAAAATAATAATGAATGGAATGCCGGTGCAATGTCTACTCAATTTGGTAATAACGTAAACCAAAGAATTACATTATCAAGAAAAGAATCATCACCGTTTACTAATACATTAGTTTGTATCAATAAAGTATGGACAGCAAAAGCTGAATCACCAATGGGTAAACCTAAGTTAATGAATAAAGGTGGATTTGCTATGTGGTTTGATTCTACATTTGTAGTAACATTTGGCAATATAATGTCTGCTGGAACTTCCAAAATTAAAGCAATTAAAGATGGTAAGCAAGTAGAATTTGCTAAACGTGTTAATGTTCAGATTGATAAAAACCACATTAATGGAGTTACAACAAGAGGTAGAATTGTAATGACACCTCATGGATTTATTTTAGATAATGATAAAGCATTAAAAACTTATAAAGAACAAAATGCTAAAGCCTGGAAAGAAATTCTAGGAGGTGGTGATTTTAAAATAGTAGAGGAAGACCAAAACTATGAAGATATTACCTCATATATAGGAGAACCCGAATAAATTATGAAACAAAAAGAATTATTAAAACTCCTGGACGATGTTCAGGAGAACGGAAAAGAGACTGCTTCTGGTGAAAGATTTTTATTAATAGATGGATTAAATTTATTTTTTAGAAACTTTGCTGTAATGAATATGGTAAATCCTGATGGGGTACATATTGGAGGTTTAGGTGGATTTTTTAGGTCACTAGGTGCTGAAATCAGAAGAATCGAACCTACCCAAGTATATGTAATATTTGATGGAGTTGGTTCTTCTAATAACAGAAAAAATATAATACCTGAATATAAATCAGGTAGAGATCTACAGCGTATTACAAATTGGGAGGTATTCGATAATCATGATGAAGAAGATGATTCAAAGGTAGACCAAATTGTTAGAATTATTCATTATTTAAAAACTTTACCAGTTAAAACTATATCTATTGATAAAGTTGAAGCTGATGATATTATTGCCCATTTAAGTAGAATTTTACCTAAAAATGATAAAGACAAAGCATTTATAGTATCTAGTGATAAAGATTTTATCCAGTTAGTAAGTGAAAATGTATTTTTATATAGACCAATGGAAAAGGAATATTATACTAGGCAAACTGTTTATGACAAATATAATATGTCCCCTGAAAATTTTATATTACATAAAACACTTTTAGGAGATAATTCTGATAAAATTAAAGGAGTTAAAGGACTAGGAGAAAAAGGATTATATAAAAAATTTCCTGAATTACAAGAACGTGATTTAACTTTAAAAGATATAATCCAAATATCAGAATCAAAATTTAAAGAGCATGTAGTATATGCTCGTATAGTTCAAATGGTTAATGAGTTAGAAAAAAATTATAAAGTAATGGATTTATCTAACCCAATGATCGATGAAAGAGATAAAGAATATTTAAAAGAGATTGTCGATTCAAAAGAGCTTTCGTATATTCCCGAACAGTTCGTAGCAATGTATCACCAAGATAAATTGGGAGGGATGATCAGAAATGTAGATTTCTGGGTAAAAGATGTTTTCGCAAAATTAGTTATATGACATTAAAAACTTTAAACCAATACGGTCCTCACTTTCAAGTAAGAGTACTGTCTTCATTATTAAATCATAAGGATTTTTTAACAAATATCCATGATATTTTAAGTGAGGATTATTTTGATAACCAATCCCATAAATGGATAATATCAGAAATCTTAAAATATTACGATAAGTATCACACTACTCCCTCAATGGATGTTCTTAAAATAGAACTACAAAAGATAGAAAATGAAGTATTAGGTTTAGGTATTAAAACTGAATTAGGTTTAGCATATAGAGTAGATGAAGATGATTCTGATTACATTCAAGAAGAATTCTCATCATTTTGTAAAAACCAACAACTTAAAAAGGCATTATTAGGTAGTGTAGATTTGCTAAAAATGGGGGATTATGATTCCATAAAAAACTTAATTGGCAACGCATTAAAAGCAGGCCAGGATAAAAACATAGGACATGAATATAAAAAAGACATTGAATCTAGATATAGGGAAGACCATAGAACAACAATTGCAACCCCTTGGGAAAAAATTAATGATATACTCCAAGGTGGACTTGGAAATGGTGATTTTGGCCTTATATTTGGTAATCCAGGAGGTGGTAAATCTTGGACATTAGTAGCATTAGGTGGATCTGCAGTAAGAGCAGGTTATAATGTTTTACACTATACCTTAGAATTAGGTGAAAAATATGTAGGAAGACGTTATGATGCTTTCTTTAGCAATATCCCAGTTGATAATATTACTAAAAATAGAGAAAAAATAGAAGGAATAGTAGATAAAATTCCAGGCAATTTAATTATAAAAGAGTTTCCAACAGGAAAGGCAACAGTTTCTACGGTAGAATCACATATCAAAAAAGTTACAGACACAGGAGTTAAACCTGATTTAATTATAATAGATTATGTTGACTTACTTGGCACAAAAAAGCGAACAGTTGATCGTAAGAGTGAAATTGATGATATTTATACTAGCACAAAAGGTCTCGCTCGAGAATTAGATATTCCAATTTGGAGTGTTTCTCAAGTTAACAGAGCTGGAGCTAATGATGCTATTGTAGAAGGAGATAAAGCAGCTGGATCTTATGATAAACTTATGATCACAGATGTTTGTGTATCCCTTTCTAGAAGAAAAGAAGATAAAGTTAATGGAACCGGTAGATTCCATATAATGAAAAATAGATACGGAATGGATGGAATAACTTTTAGTGTTAAAGCTGATACCTCAACAGGTCATTTTAAAGTTTATGATTATGACCCTCATGATGTAGTAGAAGAACCACAAAATAATGGATCTAGTCTTAAAAAAGATTTTTCTGATATGGATAAACAATTACTAAGAAGCAAATTACTAAATTTAAACTCATAAACTACAAAATGACAAAAAGAAACCTAACCCAAGAGAGGGTAGTATACAAACCCTTTGAATACCCTCAAGCAGCAGATTATTGGTTAAAACAACACCAAGCACATTGGATTCACACAGAAGTGCCAATGATGTCTGATATAAATGATTGGAAGCAGAATTTAAATAAAACCGAAAAAAATATTATTGGTTCTATTTTAAAAGGATTTGCTCAAACTGAAACAGTTGTTAATGATTATTGGACAGGATTAGTTACAAAATGGTTTCGAAAACCTGAAATAATTGCAATGGCTACTACTTTTGGAGCTATGGAGACTATACATGCCGAAGCTTATTCTTTACTTAATGAAGAATTAGGTTTAGATGATTTTAGTGAATTTTTAGAAGATAAAACTACAATGGCTAAAATTGAAACATTAATGAATGTTAGAGATAGTTTTAATGGTGAAGTAAATTGGCATGAAAGAGCCAAATCATTAGCTATATTTTCAGCATTTACAGAAGGAGTAAATTTATTTTCATCATTTGCTATTTTGCTCTCATTTAAAATGAGAAATAAACTTAAAGGAGTAGGTCAAATAGTAGAATGGAGTATAAGAGATGAATCTATGCACTCCGAAGCTGGATGTTGGTTATTTAAAACACTAATAGATGAAAACCCCCATTTAAACACTCCAGAATTAGAAGCAGCAATAAATGAAGCAGCTTTACTATCATTACAATTAGAGATTGATTTTATAGAAAAAGTATACGAGTTAGGTGATTTAGAGGGATGTTCTAAATATGATTTAATTAATTTTATTAAAAATAGAGTTAATACAAAATTAGGAGATTTAGGGTATAATCCTATAGTAGGAGATGTAGATCTAACAGCAGTAAGTAATATGAAGTGGTTTGATGCTTTAAGTGCAGGAAAACAACATACAGATTTCTTTGCAAACAGAGTAACAAATTATAGTAAAGGACATTTAGAGTGGGATGCCTCGTCAATTTTTTAAATTATGGATAATAACTTAGTAGCAGATACAACAAAATGGGAAAAGGGTAAAGATTACCCTGAATGGATGAATGACGTAGCCTTATCTACAATCTCAAAAGGTTATTTATTGCCAAATGAAACACCTAAAAAGGCATATCGTAGAGTAGCAAACTCTGTAGCAACAAGATTAGGTAGACCTGATTTAGAAAGTAAGTTTTTTAAATACATCTGGAATGGTTGGATTGGTTTAGCTTCTCCTGTTTTATCAAACACAGGCACAGATAGAGGATTACCAATTTCATGTTTTGGTGTTGATACCCCGGATTCAATTAGAGGAATTGGACTAACTAATGCAGAATTAATGAAACTTACTTCACAAGGTGGTGGAGTAGGTATTTCATTATCAAGAATTAGAGAAAGAGGTTCAACTATTAAAGGAAATGGAAAATCAGAAGGAGTAGTTCCATGGGCTAAAATATATGATTCAACTATAATAGCTACAAACCAAGGAAGTGTACGAAGAGGAGCGGCTAGTGTTAATTTAGATATTAACCACCCTGATATTGGTGAATATCTTCAAATTAGAAGACCAAAAGGTGATCCCAATAGACAATGTTTAAACTTACACCAATGTATAGTAGTAGATGATGCCTTTATGAGAAGGTTAAATGATAGAGATCCAGAATCAATGAATCTTTGGATGCAAATTTTAAAATCAAGAGTTGAAACTGGAGAACCTTACATAATGTTTAAAGATAATGTTAATAAGGATAATCCAATGGCTTATTTAATGAATAATTTAGATGTGTCAATGACTAATATTTGTTCTGAAATAACATTACATACAGATGAAGAACATAGTTTTATATGTTGTTTATCAAGTTTAAATTTAGCTAAATACGATGAATGGAAAGATACAGATGTAGTTGAAACCGCTATTTATTTTCTTGATGGTATAATGGAAGAATTTATTCAAAAAACTAATGGTAAAGAATCAATGATTAGAACCCACAGACATGCTAAAAAAGGTAGAGCATTAGGTTTAGGTGTAATGGGGTGGCATACGTTTTTACAAAAGAAAAATCTACCATTTAATTCTATTGCATCAACTGCCTGGACTCATACGGTATTTTCACAAATAAAATTAAAAGCAGAAACTGCATCTCGTGAATTAGCAGAAGAATATGGAGAACCTTTATGGTGTAAAGGAACAGGTATGAGAAATACTCATTTATTGGCGGTAGCACCAACAGTATCTAATTCTAGAATATCGGGATGTTCAGCAGGAATAGAACCACAACCCGCAAATGTTTATACATTTAATGGAGCTAAAGGTACATTTATAGTTAAAAACCCAGAATTAGTAAAAAAACTAAAAGAAAATGATCATGATACTGAAAAGGTATGGGATTCAATTTTAGTTGATAATGGTTCAGTACAGAATCTATCAAATAATATACTAAGCGAATCTGATAAAGAAGTATTTTTAACATTTTCAGAAGTAAATCAATTAGGTTTAATTCAACAAGCAGCTATTAGACAAAAATATATAGATCAAACCCAATCATTAAATTTATGTTTTGATCCAACAGATTCTCCAAAGTGGATAAATCAAGTACACTTAGAGGCATGGAAATTAGGCATCAAAACACTATACTATTTACGAACTGACTCAGTTATTAAAGGAGATTTAGGATCCCGTGTAGCAGATTGTATTTCTTGTGAAGGGTAGTAAAGTTACACATATGTATACCAAAATACATTAATGAAGTACTTAAAAAGATTTTGGAACTGGTTACTAGGAAAAACTACTCTTGATGAAAAAATAAAAGAAAGAGTGTATAGAATAAAAGAAGAATTTCAAGACGTTAAAGATTCTGTATCTGAACTTGTTGATCAAGCTGAAGATGTTATAGATGCTGCTAAAGGTAAAAAACGAAGAGGCAGACCTAAGAAAAAATAATTAATTTTTAAGTTAATAGTTATTAAAAAAAATAAAGTTTTATGAAAATTATAAATTATATAAAACAAAAACTTATGGCTTTTAGAGATATGTTTAAAGATGACAACGATATTAATGAAAAAAATGTTGTTGGATTTGCTGCATTCGCTATGATGGTAATATTTGCTTTAGTAGATATTATAACAGGAATATATGGAGAGGAACTTCATGTACAAGAATATATCTATAACTCTTTTGTTATAATAACATTAGGTAGTTTTGGTATAGCTGAAGCAGGTAAAATTTTTAGTCAAAAATAAAAACAAATTATGATAGTAGAATTAAATCTAGCACAAGCCGAAGAGATACTTACAAACTTATCAAAAATAGAAAAGCCATCAGATAATATAACAAGTGTTAAATCTGCTATAAAGTTAAGAATAAAACAAGAAACAGAACTTCAAGTTGAAGAAATAAATAGATTAATTCAAAGAATATCTGATAATGGTTTTAATGACAGTACTATGCTAAGTAATTTTAACTCTGCAAAAAGCAGCATCCAGACAGCATCCGAGACAACAAAAAACAAATATTTTGATGGAGATGGAAAAGAAAAATAATAAAAATGCTATTAAAAAAAGGATCTAAAGGCCCAGATGTTAAAGACTTGCAAGAAGCTTTAGGACTAACAGCTGATGGTATATTTGGCTCTGGTACAGAAACAGCAGTAAAAGAATTTCAAAGGGAAAATGGATTAACCGTTGATGGTTTAGTAGGCAGAGGAACTTGGGAAATGCTAGGTTTAGATACTGATGAATCAAGATGGGATGCTGCAATTGATAAAGATGATAAACTAGAACGTTTAGGTAAATATACAACTAAAGGTGGTTTAGAAATAGATAGAGCTTATTTAGATGGAGATGAATTTGTAAGAGACTATGGTAAAATAGAACCATTAGGATTTTTTATTCATCACACAGCTGGTTGGGATAATCCCTATAACACTATTAATAGTTGGAACCGAGATACAAGAGGTAGAGTAGCTACACAATATTGTATTGGTGGTACTAATGTAAAAGGAAAAGATGCACCTAATAATGGTGTAGTAGTTGAATGTTTTCCAAATAATTATTTAGGATGGCATTTAGGTAAAGTAGGTGGATTTGCTATTTCAAAATTTTCGGGAGGTGTAGAATTAAACAATTTTGGATATTTAACTAAAAAAGGAGATAAATACTACACTTATGTTAATACCGAAGTCCAACCAGAATATGTTTGTGATTTAGGATATAAATTTAGAGGTCACCAATACTGGCATGCTTACTCAGATAAGCAAATAGAAAGTTTAAGATTGCTTATTTTACATTTAAAAGACATTTACCCAAAGATGGACCTAGAAAATGGTATTCCTAAAATGTTAAAAGAAGGAGTTCACCCAAAAGAAGCATTTGAGTTTAATGAAGACGCATATAATGCAAAACAATTTGGGTTATGGTCACATACATCAGTAAGAAAAGATAAATTTGATTGCTTTCCTCAAGAAGAACTTGTTAATATGTTAAAAAATCTTTAATAAATATGAAAACCTCTACGATAATTCTATCAACATCTGCAGTACTTTCTTTTATAGGTTCTTATTTTTTAGATTTAACTTTAGATAATGCCGATCAGTTTTTATCAATTGCCTGTGTAGTTCTACTAGATGGTGTTTTTGGTATAATGGCTGGAATTAAAAGAGAAGGATTTAAAACATATAAGGCTTTAAGCGTTTTAAGAACTGTAGTAATATGGTGGGTTCTTCTAGGAGTAATATTAACCGTAGAAAAGTCATTTGCAGGGACAGCTTGGCTTAGTGAAACTGTGGTTGTACCTTTCCTGCTGTTTCAAATTATTAGCGCCCTTAAAAATGCTTCTATGGCTGGATTTATAAAAATGGATCTTTTAAATAAAATATTAGACAAAATAGATAAGCATAAGGGTTTAAGAAATTAAATTTTATATTATGTTTAAAAAAATACAAGAAAGAGCATTCCCGTTCTTAATAGCTCTATCGGCTTTATCAGTATCAGCTTCAGCTGCTTTTTATTCAATTAGTGGATTATCAAAATTATTTGCTGGGGCAGCTTTTGCAGTTATAGTAATGTCTGCTTCATTAGAAGTTGCTAAATTAGTAATAGCATCTTTACTTTATCAATACCGTAAAACCTTACCATTTTTATTAAAATCCTATTTATCAGTGGCGTGTGTTGTGCTGATACTAATAACTTCAATGGGTATTTACGGCTTCCTATCGGCAGCATACCAAACGACGGCAAACAAAGAAGGTAATGCAGAATCTCGCATAGTATTAATAGAAACTAAAAGAGATAATATCAAGGACCAATTAGAGGTTTATACTGGAGAAAAGTCATCTATAAATGAAGCAGTATCAGAACTTAGGAAAGGACTATCTAATAATAAAATACAGTGGAGAGATAAAGAAACAGGCCAAATTATTACTTCAACATCGAGTAGAACTAGAAAAGCATTAGAAAAACAACTAGACCAAGCTATAATCAGACAAACAGAAATAAATGCTAAAGTAGATGTTTTAAATGAAAAAATATTTGAATATGAAACTGAAATAGTAGAAACTAGAATAGGAGATGGTTCTACAAGTGAACTGGGGCCGCTTAAATATCTATCAGGATTAACAGGTTTACCCATGGATAAAATTATAAATTATCTTTTATTAACAATAATATTTGTATTTGATCCTTTAGCTATAGCATTAGTAATAGCTGCTAATTTTGCATTTGCAAGATTAAATAATAATAAAAAACAAAATATATATGGTGAGATTGTAAAAATAAGACAAAAACCCACAGACACAAAATCAGATTTAATATTTAAAGATGCTATAGCTTCCCCTATATCTGATACTGAAGATTTTCTTGAAGAGGAAGTAGAAGAAAAACAGGAAGAGAGAAAAGCCGAGAGGGTTAAAGCCCCAACACCTCCTTCTTCTACTGAATCTTCTATTAACCAAAAATTAAAAGAATTAAAACAACGTTTATCAAATACACCAAAAACAAAAAGGGTAGGTCCTAACTCAATAAAATCTTTAAAATCCCAAATTGAATCTCTTAAAAAAGACAACGATAAAGATGATGATTTAACAATTCTTTATTAAAAATATTTGGCTTCCTAAATAAGGGTTCGTATATTTACTACATGGATAAATTGAGAACCCAATACATTTTCAACATAGACAAAGAACACGTTACACAAGAGATATCAAAATTACAACCACTTAATTATAACCAATTTAGATGGTGGAGACGATTTGATTCACCAAATAAACCCCTTCATAAAAATTCAGATTTATTAGATAAAATTCAAAATGGGGACTTTGATTTTTCCCATTATTTTTGGCAGGCAAAATATACAGAAATGGAAATGGATGAAATTCATAATGAGGTCTGGCCTGACTCAGTTAAATATAAGGAAAAAACTTCAATCCATGGTGCCCGAAGACAACGTTTATGGGCTGATTTTGAAAAAGACGAACAAGAAAAACTCAATAGCATATATAAAGAATTTTCTCTTTCTATTAGAATGACTCGTAAACAAGTAAGAGAAGGAATAGAAGAATTTGGAGGTACGCTAGAGGATTATTATCATTACTGTAAAGATAAGTTTGGAGCAAGACACAAACGATTAGAAACAAGAGGAAGACCAAGAAAAGTTATATGAAAGTATCACACGAAGCACCAATACCCTATATGAAACAAGTTAGGGGATTAATTGATTATGATTATTGTCTCCCCCATATGTTAGATGAAAATGAAGATTATGTAAAATATTTTCAAGAATCTAAAGAAATGGGGCGGTATATTATTATGGATAACTCCTTACATGAGTTAGGACATCCATATGATAAAGAACGTTTGGCACATTGGTTATATTATTTCAAACCTGATGAGTTTATAGTACCTGATTATTGGCAGGATAAAACAGCAACGTTAGTATCAGCTAAAGAATGGATTAATAAAATATATCCTGAAAATACTACTCCTATGGCTGTAGTGCAAGGTAAAAATAAAAATGAATCCAGAGAATGTTATGATATATTAAAACATCAAGGATATCAAAAAATAGCATTTAGTTATGGGGCTGATTGGTATTATGAAAATGGAAAAACTACTTCTAAAACCACAGAAAATATAACAGTAACTAAAGCCCATGGCCGGTATAATTTTATAAAAGAATTATATGAGGATAATACAATATCAAAATCAGATAGAATACATTTATTAGGTTGCAACATACCCCAGGAATTTAAATGGTATAAAAATATGCCATTTATAAAAACAATAGATACTTCAAACCCAGTTATACATGGTTTATCAGGAATAAAATATGAACCTTGGGGGTTAAATAACAAAATATCTACTAAGGTAGATAAATTTAAAGGAGAAGCTGAGCATTGGGAAACAGCAATTTACAATATACAATTATTTAAAACATTTATACCAAAAACATGAAACAAGCAGTATTAAGTTTAAGTGGTGGAATGGATAGTAGCACGCTATTACTTCACCTATTAGCAAACGATTATAAAGTAACAGCTCTAAGTTTTGATTATGGTCAAAAACATAGAGTCGAATTAGAAAGGGCACAAGAATTAGTAGATTATTTAAACAGCAAGGCAGATAAAACTTTAGCTAAAAATGATTTAGGAGAAACTATTAAACATAATTTTGAGCCTATTACATATCAGTCTATTAAATTAGATGGTTTAACATCATTATTAGATTCAGCTCTAGTAGAAGGTGGAGATGATGTGCCTGAAGGACATTATGAAGAGGATAATATGAAAGCAACCGTAGTGCCTAATAGAAATAAAATATTCTCATCACTAATACAATCTGTAGCGTTATCAATCGCTAATAAAACAGAATCAGCAGTAAAAATAGCAATGGGCATACATGCTGGAGATCATGCAATTTACCCTGATTGTAGACAAGAATTTAGAGATGCGGATTATAAAGCATTTGCTGAAGGTAATTGGGATGCTCAAAGAGTAGGATTATACACACCTTATTTAGATGGAGATAAATTTGATATTTTAAAAGATGGAGAAGTATGTTGTAAAGAATTAGGAATTGATTTTGATGAAGTTTATAAAAGAACAAATACATCATACAAACCTGTTTTTATACCTCACCCTTGGTCTGATACTGGAGAAGGAAATTGGTATTCAGATTACAAATCAGCATCATCAGTAGAAAGAATAGAAGCATTTTTAAAATTAGGAAGACCTGACCCTGTAGTATATGCTGATGAAACAGGAGTTGTAGGTTATGAAATTGCAAAATCTCATGTTCAAAAATTATTGGATGAGTATGCAAATAATCCTAATATGAACGATACCATTGATATGGTAAATAATATGTAATATGAAACAACCAGACGCAAAAAAACATCAATTAGTAAGTTTTATTAAATCAAGTATAAGAATATTAGGTTATTGTTTTATACCATTTAGTTTAGTAACTGCTATGCTTATTTTAGTAGCTAGTGAAGCAATAGGTATAGTAGAAGAATTAGTTTAAAATAAAATAAGTAAAAATGAAAGTACAAGTTAAAAAAGGAATATTATATTTTACAGCTCCATGGTGTGGACCTTGTAAACAATTAGGACCTAAAATGGAACAATTAGAAAATAGTGGGATTCCTATTAAAAAAATAAATACAGATTATGAAGCTACTTTAGTTACACAATATGCTATAAAATCTGTTCCAACTTTAGTCATAACTGATTTAGATGGAAATGAAATAAAAAGAATACAAGGTGGTGGAAAATCACTTCAACAATTAAAAGACTGGTATAATGGGTAAATTTCAATCAAGTAAAGTTTTTGACGGATTTAGTACAGTGTTCCGTCAATGGAAAGCAGAAGATACACACTGTAAATTTTTACATGGGTATGGTATTTCATTTAAAGTATATTTTGAAGGTGAATTAGATGAAAAAAATTGGGTATGGGATTTTGGTGGTATGAAAAGAGCTAAAACACTTATAGAAGGTAAACAACCTAAAGAATGGATGGATTATATGTTTGACCATACTGTTATAATAGCCGAAGATGATCCTGGAATGGGTGGTTGGAAAACAATGGATGGGATAGGAGTAATTCAATTAAGAGTAATACCAGCTACAGGAGCAGAAAAATTTTCAGAGTTTATATTTAATAAGTTAAATGACTTTGTCCATACAGAAACTGAAGGTAGAGTAAGAGTTACTAAAGTTAAGTTTATGGAACACGGTAAAAACGCAGCTTATTATTGTGAATAATTTTATTATCGGGTCGTCTAGAGGCAGGACAATGGTTTTTGGTACCATGAACGGAGGTTCGAATCCTTCCCCGATAACGATAAAACCAAAGGGGGATTAGCTCAGCTGGCTAGAGCGCTTGCCTTGCACGCAGGAGGTCATCGGTTCGACTCCGATATTCTCCATTAATGCTCCGTTCGTCTAGGGGTTAGGACATATGGTTTTCATCCATAAAACAGGGGTTCGATTCCCCTACGGAGTACAGTAAATAATAAATGAAAAATAAATGAAAAGAATAGAAGATTATAACAAAGTGTTACCAGTATTAGAATTATACAGATGTGTTCAAAGTGAAGGTAGCAGATTTGGTAGACCAACTATTGCGGTTAGAACTACAGGATGTACTCATAGATGTTATTTTGGAGATGGTGGTTGGTGTGATTCTTGGTATACAAGTATACACCCAGAAAAAGGTACATTTACCTTTAATGATATTATTAAAATATATGATGACAATCCCCATGTAAAAGAAATGATGCTTACTGGCGGTTCGCCTACAATGCATCCTGCTTTAGTAAATGAAATAACACATTTTGCAAATGAAAGAAACATTTTGGTTACAATTGAGACAGAAGGTTCTCATTTTCTTGAAACAGACCACCCTTTGGATCTTATTAGCCTTAGTCCTAAATTTAGTAATAGTGTGCCTGTACTTGGCGCTGTTACACCTAATGGGGCTGTCGCCGATGAACGAATGATTAAAGTGCATAATAGACTTAGATTAAATAAAGAAGCTATTAGTAAAACAATTGCATACCATAAAGATTATCACTTCAAACCTGTATGGGATGGTACAGATGAAAATCTAAAAGAAATTGAGGCATTTAGGGTAGATATGGAAATACCCAAAGATAAAACTTATATAATGCCTGCTGGGGATACAAGAGAAACATTAGTAAAAATGTATCCTTTAGTATTTGAATTGTGTGCTGAAAAGGGATATAATATGACAGGCAGAGACCACATCATTGCATTTGATACAGAAAGAGGTGTCTAAAGAAGAAGCATTAGAAATATTAGAAGAAGTAAAAGAAAATGTTAATACATGCTGTGCTATAACTATGGAACCAGATGAAGTATTAGATTTAATAGAAAAATTAGAAGAATACATACAAAATGCGTAAAATAAAAATAACATTAGTTTTAATCCTTAGTAGTATTATAACTTATAGTCAAATTATAAAAACAGATATTTTTACAGTTAATTATTCTGAAAAATATGAACAACCCCTATGGTTAGAATATACAATACAATGTCCAAATGGACATGCTGAAAGAACAGGTATGAATTTTTGGACCCCTAAAGGAATAAAAACATCAGATGATGCAGATTATAAAGATAACATCTATGATAAAGGTCATTTAGCACCTGCGGCAGCATTTAACTGTGATAAAGAAACATTACTTAAAACGTTTTCATATTTAAATTCAGCTTTACAACATGAAGGATTAAATAGAGGACAATGGGCAAGATTAGAATCATTTGAAAGAAGTTTAGCTAACTTTTTTGAACAAGAAGTTAAGGTAAGGGTAGATGTTTTATTTGAAGGTAACTTAAAGAAAGTAAAAGGTGGAGCTACTATACCTAGTGGTTTTAAAAAAACAATAATAATGGGAGATATAACTAAAGTATTTGAATTTCCTAATAAAAATACAACAGGTACAAACTGGATAGAATATTTAATAAAATGAAAAAAATAATAATAGATTGGGACCAAATAGATAAGCTAATATCCAGACTATCATATCGGATTGAAGTTAGTGATGATAAATTTGAAAATATATATGGTTTACAAAGAGGTGGTTTAATACCAGCTGTAATGTTATCTCATAAATTAGGAATGCCTATGACTAAAGGAGATATTGGCCCCAATACTTTAATAGTTGATGATATTTGTGATAGCGGAGAAACCTTAGACAAATTAGTAAATAAATATCAAACATTATATTCTTATCCTTTTAACCTTAAAACAGCAGTTTTACATTACAAACCTCATACTTCATGTTTTAAACCTACTTTATATGCTAAAAAATGGGATAATTCAAACTGGATAGAATACCCCTGGGAGAGAGAAGATTCAAAAGCTATACAAGATTACAAGGTAAATATTTAAATTTATGATCTAAAATTTTCATTTATATATTTATCACCGAATAAGAGTTATGTTACACGTTTAACATAAAAAGAGAAGATGAAAATAGGAGAAAATACAGAAATTAAAGTAGATTTAAAAACAATAATAGCAATAGTAATGATTACATCTACATTTGTAGGAATGTATTATACATTACAAGCTGATATAGAAATTGCTAAATCAGAACCTAAAGCCGCAATTGAAAGGTTAGAGTATGACCTTAGAGAAGAGTGGAATGAGAAGATGATTATAAATTTAGAAGAAAGAGTAGAAATTTTAGAAGAATCTCAGGATTTATTAAGAGAAGAAGTTAAAATAACATCTACAATGCTTAAAGATGGTACTGAAAAAGATGATAAATTTGCAGAATTAAATAAGCAAATGGAATTATTAAAAAAACGAAAGCCAACTGTAATTATTAAAGAAGTTCCGAAAAAACGTAAATGGTAAAATTAAGTTTGAAACAAGAAAAATATCTTTGCATGCTAAATCGTTTAGATGCATTTAAACTAATCAAACTCGAACAATCCAAACAAGTCCAAATGGGATTATCTAATATCAATGATGATTTCCTTAAATTAATAGAATGTGAAGATCAGTTAGAAATGATTGACACAGTACTTCAGGTGAGAGCATTAAGTAATTAAAAAATAACGTGTATTATTCACTTATTTTTCGTATATTCCCACCAAAACGGTTATGAAAACTAAGTACAAAATTTCAATTACAAATTATAATAATTATGGAATACCCATCAGTGGTATCTCAAGGATTATTTCTGATTTAACCTTTGGTAAAATTAGAAGATTTCAAAACAAATACCCAGGTAGGGTAGATTTAATTAGAAAGTTAGATATAAAAGAAATATAGTTATGGCAAAATTAACAAGAACAGTAAATTACGCAAACTTCAGATGGGAAGAATATGTGTTAACAGAAGAAGAATTAACAAAATGGAAAACAGGTGATGAAGATCTCCAACAAGAAGTCATAGATGATGCAGATTGGGACCTAGTAAGAGATAAACCAATTGATGATTACGGAGACGTAGAATTTGTAGAAGATTAATGGTTATATCATTAGCTTACGGTTTAGCAGGATCAACGTTTTTGGTTGTGTTAACAAACCTATTAATGAAACTATTCAAAAAGTTCAACAATATAGGTTATTCAATAGTATATGCTAGTTTATTTTTAAAACTAATATTTTTAAGTGGTTTTGTACTAGCAACAAGAGGTGAAATACCAAATCAAATAATATTTGCTGTTGCAATACTTGGAGGTATAATGTATTCAACAGTAAACGTAATATTAAAATTAAAATGAGTAAATTTATTAAGTTTACCTTAATATGGATAAGTCAAAATCTAGCTATACCTTTTTGGATAGTAGGACATATCCACTTATCAACAAATGTATATAATGATTTGCATGAAATAGGAGCATCAATAGGAATGAATCTTATAGTATTAATAGGATTTATTTTAGATTATAGACAAAGTTAATTTGGAAATATTAAAAAATTATCGTATATTTAATACGAAAGTGAATAAAACACCACTTAAAAAAATTAAAAATATGGAAAACAAACGAAGAAAAATTCACGAAGAGTTAGAAGTAGTGCAAGAAGGCTTTGCAAATGGAGTTGCACCTGGATTCCCTTTAAAACAAGAAGATAAAGATGAAATGATACAAAAAGCTACTAAAGCTTATGGTGAATTTTTAGATGCTTTGAAATGTGATTGGAGAAATGATCCAAATTCAATGGAAACCCCAAAACGTGTAGCTAAAGCATATGTAAACGATTTATGGGCAGGTAGATATAATCAAATGTCTCCAATAACTTCATTTCCATCTGATGGTTATGATGGTATTATTATAGAAAGAAATATTCCTTTAACATCTATGTGTTCACATCACCACCAAACAATAGGAGGTGTAGTTCATATTGGTTATATTGCAGGAGATAAAGGACAAGTAATTGGATTATCAAAACTAAACAGAATAGTTGAATTATTTGGTAGAAGAGGAGCAATACAAGAACAATTAACATCAGCAATACACAATGCTGTAGATAAGATTACAGAAGGTAATAGAGGTGTTATTGTTACTATAGTAGGAACACATAATTGTGTTAGCTGTAGAGGAGTTAAACATCAAGGAGCAGCAATGGTTACAACTAAAGCTTCAGGTGTGTTTAGAGAAAATGACAATTTAGCTAGAAAAGAATTTTTTGACAGCCTAAAGATTAACAACGGAGGGCATAATATATAAGTTATGAATAGAAATAGATCACTAGATGAGTACCGACAAACTAAAGATACAGTATATCAGGTACCTAAATATGATCCCCAAACTGGGGAAATAAATCCTTACTATAAGGAACTAACAGGAATGGATGTCAATCAAACACAATTAGATTTCTATCCTGAAATGCAAACGGATGTTGATTTTGTAAACGAAGTAGAAGAATTCAATAGAACGTTTGGTAAACCTAATAATTATGAACCAACAATACCGGAAAAAAAAGAATGGCAATTCGTATACGACTTTATACTTGAAGAATTGGAAGAATATAGACAAGCTTGCGAAAACGGAGACATCGTGGAAGTTTTGGATGCTTTGTGTGATATTGCTTATGTTTCCCTTGGGAACGGCACCATGTTACATGGCCTTAAGGATAAGATATGGCCAGCCTATCAAGAAGTACAAGAATCAAATATGTCTAAGTCTTGCCTCACTGAGAAAGAAGCAATGGAAACTGTCACCCTCCGTGCTAAAGAACAAGCTGAGCCATGTCATTTTGAACAGGTAGGAACTAGATTTGTTGTTTATAGAACAAGAGATCGTAAAGTAATGAAATCAATAAATTACTTTAGGCCTAATTTAACTAAATTCTTTACACAAAAGGAATTAGATAATGTTTAAAAAATGTTTTGCAAGAAAATCAGGTTTTAATTCTTTTAATATTGATTTATGGACAGATGAGGGCCATGAAAAAATTGAAAATTGGAGGAACCATGCTTATAAAGAATGTGATGAATCAAAGGCAACACATATAGGGTTAAAAAATGAACCTTTAATGAAGACTCTTGATTGGAATAATGAATCTGAGGGTATTCATTTTCATGATATGCCTCCTTACCAAAAATTCTTAATTGAAAAATATGGTACTAATGATGAAACATCTACTACTCATAAAATATTATACTTTGATATTGAAACTGAAATGGGAGATGCCCTAACACCTGAATATATTAGGTCTGCTCCTAAAAAAGTAACATCTATTGCCTATTACGATGATATGGGGGATGAATGGGGTTGTCTTATTTTAGACCCAGATAATAAGATATCAAGTAAAAAATTTAAAAATAAAATAATTACATCTTGTAGTGATGAAAAAGAATTACTTAGTAAGTTTATAACTAAATGGAATGAAATTGAACCTGATATTATAGTAGGTTGGAATAGTGATTATTTTGATATTCCTTATTTAGTTCATAGATGTAATAAAATTTTAGGTAAAGATATTACTAAATATTTCTCACCAATTGGGTATATTAGAGAAACACCTTGGTTAATAACTGAAAGAGGAGGACAATATTTACAGATATGTGGTGTACAATCATTAGATTATATGCGTTTACACATTAAATTTTCGTGGGCCGATGAACCTTCAATGCGTCTGCAGGCTATAGGAGAAAAATACGTTAAACTCGGGAAAGTTGATTATGAAGGAAATTTAGATAGATTATATGAAACTGACATTGATAAGTTTATTCAATACAATTTTCGTGATGTTGAAATATTAGTTGAACTTAATAAAAAGTTAGAATATATTTCTTTAGTAAAAAATCTATCTCATAAGGGTAAACATAATTATGAGGAAGTATATGCAAATACTAAAACACAAGATGGTGCTATATCTGCTTACTTATTAGGTAAAGGAATAATCCCACCTAAAAAAGGTAAAATGCCCCCAAGGGATCCAAATGGTAATAAACCTTCATATGCAGGTGGTTATTTATTTTGCCCTAAAGCAGGAATATATAATAATATGTTTGATTTAGATTTCACTTCACTATATCCTACTATCATAATGACTGTAAATATAGGAAATGAAACTATGGTAGGTAGAGTTGATTTACCCTTTAATGAAAAAAAGGTTAATTATGAAGGTAAAGAAGTTTGGAATTGTAGATATGCCCTATCAGATTTAAAACAAATGGATTCAAATAAAGAATTAAGTATTATTAGTTATAAAAACAATAAGGATGGGATAACTCGCCCCTTAAAAGTTAAGGATTTAATACATCATATTGAAAAGAATAAATGGACTATATCAGCAAATGGTGTTATGTTTAGTTCTAAAACTGAATCAGTATTATCAACTATTCTAAAAAAATGGTTTAATGAAAGGGTTATGTATAAGAACCAAATGAAAGAAGCTAAAAAATCAGGTAATAAAGAATTAGCAGCTCAACTTCATATGAAGCAATATACAATGAAGATTTTATTAAATAGTTTATATGGTGCTACTGCTCTTGGTGCTTTTAGATATGGAAATATTCTATTAGCAGAATCAATTACTTTAACAGGTCAAAGATTAATCCAAGACTCAGCTAAAGCCATAAATGATTATTTTAATGATGTAATGGAAGATAAAATAAAATTAGAATTATGTTAAGTAAACAATCAATAAGGAAAGAACATACTATTTATTTAAATGATGTTCAAATGACTAAAGAAGAAATTCTAAAAATAGCAGAAGACTTTAATGAAAAAGAAGAACTTCATTTTAGAAAAATGCTAAAGCAAGGAGGGAAGCTTAAAGTTAGAAATTATGTATTTGATATAAAGAAATCAGAAAAACAATTAAGAAATAGTAAAGGTGAATGGGAAAAACCAGCAAAACCCCACAACCCAGACCAATGGAATTAATTTTAAAGTACAACTTATACAATTCAATTAAATGAAGCACTTAGAGGATACACCTGAATTTGTATGTGATAAAGAAAAAAATAATTATTGTGTCTATATAGATACTGATAGTAATTATTTCCATGCAGAACCTTTATTAAAGAAACTCCACCCTAATTTTGATAAAATGTCAAATGAAGAGAAGGATGATTTAACAGAAAAGTTAGCTATTGCAAGTCAAACTATGGTAGGTCCAATTTTAAAACAAATAACTAAACAATCATTTAATCAACATAATCCTGAAAATCAAAGAATTGACTTTAAAAATGAATGTGTATTAAGATCAGGTTATATTAGGGCTACTAGAAGGTATACACAATACATTACTAGAGAAGAAGGTATTAAAACTAATAAGTTTGATATTAAAGGTTTAGAATTTAAAAAAGCTAACTTCCCACCTAAATTTGGTAAATTTTTTAAAGAATTAGTTTTAAGTTCTTTAGAGGGGGTTGATAAGGAGATACTAGATGCTAAAGTAAAGAAATTTAGAACCGATATATTAGATGGAACTATCCCTTTATCAGATTTAGCTAACCCTACATCAGTAAAAAAGTTAAATAAATATACTGAACGTAAAGCGAGATCGGGAGAAATATTTTCTAAAATAGGTAAAGGCGCCCCTGCTGCAGTTAAGGCTACTATTATTTACAATGATTTATTAAGATTTTGGAATCTACATAGAGTACATAGTGAAATAGCTCAAGGGGATAAAATTAAATGGATTTATTTAAAAACAAACCCATATAATATTGAAGCAATTGCTCTTTTAGAGTGGGATTACCCAGATAAAATGCGTACATTCATTGAGGAATATGCAGATAGAAAGAAAATTTTTGAAAGTGTATTATTAAATAAATTAGAAGGTTTTTATAGTGATTTAGAATGGTCATTAAATTTAAACCCTTACCAACAAACATTTTTCAACTTATGATAAATAAATTAGTTTTACAAAGTATTATAAATAAATACCATTTAGGTATAGTACAATCAGTTAATTGGAGTATTAAAAATAATACAGTACTAATTGATTTTATGGATCCTTCAAAAGAAGTTATTGGGAGTGTTGAACATACTGAATTTGAATTAGAAAATTGTGATTTATCTATTTTTGATACTAAAAAATTGCAAAATTTAATTTCTATTACTAATGGGGATTTAATAGTAGAATTAGAAAAAAACCATTTGATCCCAACAAAGCTAAAAATATCAGATCCAAATTTTAATCTAACATATAGGTTAGGAGATCCTTTATTAATTGATAAAGTAGGTACAGTTAATATCCCTAAATGGGAAAATAGAATACCATTAGAAGTAGAGGATCTAGAAAACTTAATTAAAGCTAAGAATGCATTAAGAGAAGAAGATAATATGTTTGTAGAAACTGTTACGAATGATGATGGGGATAACGTATGTAGATTTGTATTTGGGGATGTTAAAGAATTTGACAGTAAAATTACTTACCAACTGCCCGGTGAGATAACAGAACTGGGGGTTAAAATGCCATTTAACTCAGAATTATTTAAATCTATATTGTACGCTAATAAAGATATGGATACTGGAGAAATCCATTTAACTAGTACGGGATTAATGAAACTTAATTTTACTTCTGAAAATACTACTAGTGAATATTTTATTGTAAGAAAAGTAGAAGATGAATTTTAAAGATAATTTATTGATTTTCCTTTCTTCTTATATATGTATTGATGCAAGCTTAGGATGCACAAACAGCTCACCAAATTGGGAGCCGAGTATTATATTAAAAACATAAATTTTAGAATTATGACACTATTACGAGAAATAGACCCTGGTCTAGCCAGACGATTACACACCCCTTTTGACATTCTTGTCAGAAACTTTTTCGAAGCCGAAACCCCATTTAACCCTCTAACAACAGTAAAACTCAAACATCCAGTAGATGTTTATGAAGATCCTAAAGGACTTCATTTAGAACTAGCTTGTACTGGGTTAACTAAAAAGGATATTAATTTAGCTATTGAAGGAGACGTTTTAAGAATTAGTTATATTAACAAAAATGAACAACCACCAAACCGAGAATATTATTATTCAGGTATTGCTAAACGTTCATTTAATTTTGGTTATAAAGTAATTAATCGATTTAATTTATCAAAAGCCGATGCTAAGATGGAAAATGGATTACTAATAATATCAGTCCCTTTTTCTGAAGAAACAACCACCACAAAAACAATCACAATAAAATAAAAGAAGTCATCCTAAGCTTGTTTTATTGAATTTTTTTTATTATATTAACCCAAAAATAAATACGTTATGAAATTAAAAGCACTATTTAATGCTGTTGTAGTAAAACCAATAGAATCCGAAGAAGAAACATTTGGAAATATTGTAGTTCCTGATCTTGGAAATGAAAAAAACCAACAAGGAGAAGTTATAGCAGTTGGACCAGGTTTAACAACTCAAATGGGTCATTTTGTCCCTACCCAAGTAAAAGAAGGAGATACTGTAGTATTACCCACAATGGGGTTTACGAAATTAAACTTTGAAGGTGAAGAATACCACATAGGACCTGAAAATCAAATTTTAGCAATAATTGCTAAAGAAGAAGAAGAAAAAGATTTACCATTTTAAAAAAAAAATATGTCAAAAATTATTGAATTAGGAGAAAAAGGCAGAGCAAAATTAGTTAAAGGAATTGATATCCTAGCAGACTCTGTCGTTTGTACTTTAGGACCAAACGGTAGAAATGCTGTAATATCAACCCCAAATGAAAGTGTAAAATCCACAAAAGATGGAGTTACAGTAGCTAAAAGTATAAGCTTAAAAGATCCTGTTGAAGAAACAGGAGTGAAATTAGTAAAACAAGCAGCAATTAAAACAGCAGATAAAGCCGGGGATGGTACAACAACTTCAACTTTATTAGCTAGAGAGATGATTCATGGAGGATTATCGGCTTTAAATGAAGGTAAAAATGCAGTCCAAATTAAAAGAGATATTGATAAATCAGTTAAACAAATTATTGATGAATTAAAAAATATTAGTGAAGATATTTCATCTGAAGACCAATTGGAACAAGTAGCAACTTTATCAGCTAATAATGACCCTGAAGTTGGAAAATTAATTGCATCCGCTATGAAAAAAGTAGGTAGAGATGGGATAGTCCACATTGAAGAGTCTAAATCTGGAGAAACTTATTTAGAAACAGTTGAAGGTATGCAATTAGATAGAGGTTATAAATCTCATTTTTTTGTTACTGATAATGATAGTATGACTTGTCTTTTAAAGGATGCTTATATTTTAATTGCGGATCATAAATTTACTCAAGTAAAGGAATTATTACCAATTCTGGAGCAAGTATCAGCTACTGATAAATCATTATTTATAATTGCTGAGGATATTGATAATGAAGCCTTAGCTACTTTAATTGTAAATAAAGCTAGAGGTACATTAAAAGTATGTGCTATAAAAGCTCCTGATTTTGGGGATAGAAGAAAATTAGTTTTAGAAGATATTGCAACATTAACTAATGGTGTAGTATTTGATAAAGATAAAGGAATGAAATTAGATAAGTTTAGTTGGGATTGGTTTGGAGAGGCTCGTGCTGTAACTGTATCAAAATCAAAAACAACAATAGTTGATGGTAAAGGTGGAGAAAAAGAAATTAATTCTAGAGTAGATAGTCTTCAAAGTCAAATCGATACTTCTAACTCACCTTTTGAAACTGAACAATTACAAAACCGTTTAGCTAAAATGGTAGGTGGAGTTTCTATTATTCATGTAGGTGGATTTAACGAAACCGAAATGAATGAGAAAAAAGATAGAGTTGATGATGCTTTAAATGCAACCCAAGCGGCTTTAAGTGAAGGAATAATTCCAGGTGGTGGGGTAGCATTATACAAATCAAGAAAAGTATTAGGTAACTTTACAACAAGTATAGGATCTGAAATTGTATATAATGCGTGTGCAAAACCATTCCAACAAATACTATCAAATGCTGGATACAATAACTCAACAATAGATTCTCTTACAAAAGAATTAGATGGTGATGATTGGGCTGGATATGATATTAAACAAGATAAAATGGTAGATTTTAAAGAAAATGGAATAATTGATCCACTTAAAGTAACAAGAACAGCATTAGAAAATGCAGCTGCTGTAGCTGGTACTGTATTATTAACAGAATGTGTTGTTGTAGAAGAAGAATCAGAAAATAATCAACCACAATTAAACGGAATGTTCTAATGAGTACTAAAACAGTTGAACATAATGAACTAATTGCCAAAAGAGTACCCCCTGGAGATCAGTGGGTGCTTGTTGGTGATCCTAAAAAAGAAGTATTTAAAACACTAACTGATACCTTAGAGGCGTTTCACCATCAAACAAAATTTAAAGGTGAATACAGATTAGCTCCTTTAAATAGTAAACTATATGCTATTAAAACATCAGAAGAAGAAATAAGAATAGAAGAACCTAAAACATTTTCTTTATATGGAGAGTTCCAACAGGGAATATAATTTGGATATTATAAAACAATTTCGTATATTTACGTTATGAATAAAGACCACGGATTATTAGTTGAACGTTACCGTTCTAAAACACTAGAAGAGTATGTTGGAAACGAACACATCAAAAACCAAATACAAAACTATTTAGACCAAGATGATATTCAAAACTTCATTTTTTACGGGCCTGCTGGAACAGGTAAAACTACTCTTGCAAAACTTATTGTTAATAATTTGGACTGCGATTATTTATATATTAATGCTTCTGATGAACGGGGTATTGAAACTATTAGGGATAAGGTCACATCTTTCTCAAGTACTGCTTCGTTTCGACAGATTAAAGTTGTCATATTGGATGAGGCAGATTTCCTTACAATTCAGGCGCAAGCGTCATTAAGAAATGTAATTGAAAAATTTTCACGTAGTACACGTTTTATTATGACTTGTAATTATGTTGAGAGGATTATTGACCCACTACAATCAAGATGTCAAGTATTAAAGATAATACCACCAAGCAAGCAAGAAGTAGCAAGACATTTAGCAGATATATTAAATAAAGAAAATACTAAATTCGATCTTAATGATCTTGCGAATATAGTAAATTCTCACCACCCAGATATAAGAAAAATGCTTAATACTCTTCAATTATCAACTAAGGATAGTGAGATAATATTAGACAAGTCAGTCATTATATCTTCTAACTACATGAATGAAGTATTAGTAGAATTGAAAAAATCAAAACCTAATTGGAGGACTATTAGGCAAATTATACTAAATTCAAATGTTAAAGATTTTGAAGAATTATATAGGTTTCTTTATGATGAAGTTGGAAGTTATGCTTCGGGGAATGAAGGGTTAGCTACAGTATATTTAAATGAATACTCATATCATTCACAATTTAGAATTGACAAAGAAATAAACATAATGGCTTTAATAGCTAAATTAATAGAAATAAAATAAAAACAAATAAAGATGAATCAAAACCAAACTCAAGCACAACCTAATGTAGATTTAAAAAATACTACATCAATCGAAACCGTAGGTGGGAATAAAATATTCCAACAAGGTGTAATTTTAAGAAAAGTTTCTAAATTTGTAGTAGGTGCAAATGAAGATGCTATAATGCCAATTCCTGTATTTTTTGACCCAGAAAGTGGTAAAATTTTAAAAGATACTATTCCTTCAGATTTAAGAGAAGAGTATGAAGATCTAACTGCAGATGTAAAAGATACTGAATGAGAAACATCTTTGATTGGTTAAACGAAATTACAATAACAAAACGACCAGTTAATGATATTCCTGAAGAATCCTGGGAAAAGTGGAATTCCTATATGATGCACCGTTATTTGTCTATGTATGTGGGTTATGTTGAAATAGTAAATTATGTTCAAAAAATTAACCCACAAAGTAAAAAGCAAATATATAACATTTATAGACAATTAATTCCAAAAAAGAAAATTTATTTAAAGTATATTAAAAATCTTAATAAAAAATCAAACCAAGAACTTATTGAATATATATCTAGTTATTTTAAATGTGGTTTAGCAGAAGCTGATAATTATATTAACATTCTCCCATTAGAAGAAATAAAAAATATATTATTTGAAATGGGGGTTGATGAAAAAGATCATAAAAAATTAATAAAATGAAAAAAAGTAAAGTTATATCAGCTTTAAAATTACAAGCATTGGCCGATAAAGAAAAAGCATTAATGGCTTTAGATTTATTAGAAACTAAAGCAGTTGGGATAGGTGATCATACAGCAAATGATTTCTTAGCTGATGCTACAGAATCATTAAATTTATTAGCAGAAGCCGATGATAGATTATATGCTATAGAAAAATATTTTACAACAAAAGAAATTATATAAAATGGAAAAACCAATATCCCCTTGTGTAGGACATGATTTTGAAGTACTGCATATTTTTGAAGAAGAATATCCTGAACTATCAAAAGAATTTAAAAAAATCCAAGATGAAATGTATGAAACCTTTGCTCGTAAACATATGGATTATGGTTTACAAAATATTTCATTAGGTGGGGATTTAACTAAAGAAAATGATAAAACATTTTCATTAACTGGGTTGGCAATTAGATTAACTGATAAAGTATCCAGATTAAGAAACTTATTAGTAAATGGAAAAAGTTTTGTAAAAGGTGAAGGAATGGAAGACACATTCCTAGATGTAGCTAATTATGGTATAATTGGTTTATTAGTTGGGCGTGATAAGTGGAAAAAATAAATGAAAAAGATTCCTAAAATAGTAAAAGAAATTCAAAATTATGTTCCTAAGGCAATTAATTATGCTGTAGAAAAGAATATTTCTTTTTCTCAACTCTCAATGTACGATGGTTGTGCTCATAGATGGGCACTACAATATAGAGATGGTCATAAAATTTATACTCCTAGCATGCATGCTGTGTTTGGAAAGGCATTACATGAAGCTCTTCAACATTATTTAGATATAATGTATAAAGAAAGTGGTGCGGCCGCTGATAGAATAGATATTTTAGATTTTTTTAAAACAAGTTTAAAAGAAAATTACTTATCGGATTATGAGAAAAATAAAAGCATTCATTTTTTTAAAGATGGAGAGTTACAAGAATTCTACCAGGATGGCGAGAACATAATTAATTATTTTAAAAAACATAAGGGAAAAACTTTTAGTAAAAGAGGAACGTATTTAGTAGGTTGTGAGATTCCTATTATAATAAACCCAAATAAAATGTTTAATAAAGTTAAATTTCAAGGGTATCTTGATATTGTAATGTATAATGAAACGTTAAATAGATTTACAATATATGATATTAAAACATCAACAAATGGGTGGGGTAAATGGGCTTTATCAAACAAAAATGCAATAAAGCACTACCAGTTAGTATTATATAAAAAGTTTTTTGCAGAACAGTTTGGAATCCCTGAAAAAAATATTGATATTGAGTTTTTTATAGTTAGAAGAAAAGTTTATGAAGATGGAGATTATCCACAAAAAAGAATACAAAAATTTATCCCTTCTCATGGAAAAACAACAATTAATAAAGCTACAAATGTATTAAATGATTTTATAAAAGATGTATTTATTGGGAATGAATACAACCAGAAAGCTTACAAACCTAGTTTGGCTAACCCCAATAATTGTAGGTTTTGTCCGTATCACGGTAGTGATTTATGTCCTGGTACAAAGAATAGATCTTTATAATACGTATGTATAAATATAAAAATATAAGAAAATGGCTAATAAAAATATGACACTAACAAGTGTAAAAGTAAAAAGTGATTTGTTTGAAGAGTTTAAAATTCAATGTGTAAGAAGGAAATTTTCATTTCAAAAACTTTCAGATCGTGCAATCTATTTATATCTTACAGATGAAGATTTTAGAAAACAAATAAGCAACCATACAAATTTAGAATTAATAGAAAAATAAATAATATATGTCAAAAGAAGGTTACATTGAAAAAAATAAAAGGAAAAAAATCCTTTTGTTATGTGATGATATTAGAGTCCACTCAGGGATAGCCCATATTGGGAAGGAAATAGTTTTAAAATCTGCTCATCATTATAACTGGGTTCAAATGGCAGGAGCAGTTAAACACCCAGACAAAGGTAAAACTATTGATTTATCCTCTACAATGGAAAAAGAACATGGTTTAAAAGATGCTTCAGTTATCTTATATCCCCAAGATGGGTATGGAGATAGTAGGATTGTAAGGGATATGATAAAAAAAGAAAAACCTGATGCTTTAATGTTAATTACTGACCCTAGATATTTCCAGTTTGTATTTCAAATTGAGAGTGAAATTAGAAAGGAAATTCCTATTATATATCTTAACATTTGGGATGATTATCCTGCCCCTCAATATAATGAAGAATACTACGAGTCATGTGATGCTCTATATGGCATATCAAAACAAACAGTAAACATTAATAAAATAGTTTTAGGAGATAATGTAAAAGATAAGGTTATAGAATATCTCCCACATGGAATTAATGAAGAAATATTCAAACCCAGAGCTAAAGAAGATAAGTTAGTTTCTGAAATGGAAAAGAATATATTTAATGGTAAAGAATTTGATTTTAAAATACTTTTTAATTCTAGAAATATTAGAAGAAAACAAATATCGGATACTATATGGGCATTTAAAATGTTTTTAGATTCATTACCTAAAGAAAAAGCTGATAAATGTTGCCTTATGATGAAAACCCAACCAATAGATAATAATGGGACTGATTTAATAGCAGTATGTGAATATCTATTTGGTGATAGTTGGGTAAACCATATTTTCTTTATTAATGCACATTTAAATACTGAACAGATGGGCTCTTTATATAATATAGCAGATGCTACTATTTTATTAACATCTAATGAAGGGTGGGGGTTAGCATTAACCGAAAGTTTATTATCAGGAACTCCAATTATAGCTAATGTTACAGGGGGAATGCAAGATCAAATGAGGTTTATTGATGAAAACGGAAAATGGTTTACACCTTCACCTCAAATACCATCGAATAACACGCGTAAATATGAAACCCATGGTGAGTGGGCGTTTCCTGTTTTTCCCGCGTGTAGATCGCTTCAAGGTTCGCCTATAACGCCATATATTTGGGATGACCGATGCAAACCTGAGGATGCTACTGAAAGGATGAAAGAATTATATGAAATGTCATCTGAAGAAAGAGAATCAAGAGGAATGAAAGGTAGAGAATGGGCATTATCAGAAGAAGCTGGATTTACATCGGATTATCAAGGTAAAAGATTTATAGAATATACAGATAAATTATTTAACACTTGGGAACCTAGAGAAAGATATGAATTCTTAAATAGTAATGAATATAAAGTAAGAACATTAAACCATAATTTAGTTTACTAATGAAAAATACATTTTACATAAGCTGCCCAATTGATACTTACAGTGGGTATGGAGCTAGAGCAAGAGATTTTGTTAAAGCCATAATAGAATTAGATAAATATGAAGTTAAAATATTACCTCAAATGTGGGGTAATTGTCCTTGGGGTTTTATTGAAGATAATCCTGAATGGGAATTTTTAGATAAATTTATAATTAAAGATAATACTATTCCACAAAAACCAGATATTTGGTGTCAACATACCATCCCAAGTGAATTTCAACCTGTGGGCCAATATAATATAGGTTTAACTGCGGGTATTGAAACTACAATTCCAAACCCTAAATGGATAGAAGGATTAAATAGAATGGATTTAAATTTAGTTTCATCTGAACATTCTAAAAATGTATTTAAAGAAGCTAAATTTACAGGTAAAAATCCTCAAACTGGTCAAGAACATCCTTTAGAGTTAATAAAACCAATTGAAGTATTAATTGAGGGTGCAGATTTAGAATTATATAAACCTCATAATGTATTTGAAAGTGAAGATATTTATGATGATATAAAATCTATACCTGAAAGTTTTGCTTACTTATTTGTAGGACATTGGATGCAAGGTGATATAGGACACGATAGAAAGAATGTTGGTTTAATGATTAAGGCATTTTTAGAAAATTTTAAAAATAAGAAAAAATCCCCAGCACTTATTATGAAATGTAGTAGTTCAGTTTCATCTTATATGGATAGGAGAGAAATTCTTAGGAAGATACATGAAATAAAAAAATCTGTCCCAAGTAATAAATTACCTAATATTTATTTACTTCATGGAGAATTTACAAATGAAGAAATGAGTGAATTGTACAATCATCCTAAGGTAAAGGCTATGATTAATCTTACTAAAGGAGAAGGATTTGGTAGGCCTTTATTAGAATTTAGCTTAACAAATAAACCTATTATTAGTACTAATTGGTCGGGTCATGTTGATTTTTTAAATCCTGAATTTGTACCTTTATGTGGAGGGCAATTAGAAGATGTCCATCCAACAGCTAAAAATGAATGGATTATAGAAGGGTCTAAATGGTTTAAGGTTGATTTAGGTAATGTGGGTTTCTTTTTAAATGATGTTTTTAATAATTATAAAAATTATAAAAACAAAGCTAATAGACAAGGATTTTTTAGTAGAAGTAATTTTTCATTTGAAAAAATGGTTGAACAATTAAAAGATACTTTAAATAGAAATGTTCCTAAATTAACAAGCCAAGTTGAATTAAAACTACCAAAATTAAATCTCCCTAAGAAAAAACTACCAGAATTAAAATTACCAAATCTTAAAAAAGTTAAAGCATGAGCGTAGATAAATTAATAGTATGTAAACGTTGTGGATCAGATGCATGTTATGTAACTGAAGTAAATGATAAGATAAAAAATCATTTCTGTTATGGGTGTGGTTTTCAATCTAATTCGTTAATGAAAAAAGATGAAGAGTTTTATAATAAGCAAATTGAATTACTTCCTAATTTATATAAGGAATTAATGGGTGAAGATGAAGATGGGATGATTTGGATGCCTTCTACAATTAACATTCCAGAAAAAGGAATGGTATTTGCTAATGGTTCTAGTGGAGATAATTGGAAATGGGCAGCTGTACATGCGGTCCCAGTTAAAGACGAAGACAAAGAAAAATATCCTAATCCTCATAAAAAAGGAGAATATTATAAATGGAGAATGGACATGGACACTATTAAAGAATTTGATGAAAGTGACTTTATAGAAGCCCTAGATTCTATAGGAATGTTTAAAGAACCAGTGGAAGATTAAGATATTCTTCGTATATTCCATATATGAAAGTAAGTTATGCAATCACTGTATGTAATGAATCTCAAGAAATTCAAAGACTAATTCCATTTTTAATTAATAATAAAAGGGAAGAAGATGAAATTGTAGTATTATATGATTCTGAAAACGGTACTAAATCTGTAGAAGATTATTTAAGAGCTAAATCAGTAAATACATATTCTAATTTTTCTTGGTATCCTTATAAATTCAATGGACATTTTGCGGATATGAAAAACTACCTTACTAGCTTATGTAAGGGGGATTACATATATCAAATTGATGCAGATGAACTTCCAACATTATTTACATTAAAAACCCTCCCCTCAGTATTAGAAATGAACCAAAATGTAGATGTTTTTTTAGTTCCTCGAATAAACACAGTAAAGGGCATTACAAGTGACCATATACAAAAATGGAGATGGAATGTAAACCCAAAAGGCTGGGTAAATTTTCCTGACTATCAATGGAGAATCTATAAAAACCATGAAAATATTAAATGGAAAAATAAAGTACATGAAGTGTTAGAAGGATATGAAGTTATGACCCAACTCCCTTCTGAAGAAGAATGGTGTTTAATTCATGATAAGACTATAGAAAAGCAAGAAAAACAAAATAATTACTATAATACATTATGAAAATAAGCTTTCTATCCATTATAGATTTTGCAAATGTGCTAACAGAGTACTCTTATTGTCTTAATAAACATAGTAAAGATATAGAATCAAAATCAATATGTTTTCAAAAACATCCATTTAATTATAATATCCAACATGATTATGATGTAGAGGAATGCGATGCAGATCAAATTACAAAATCTAAACAATTTTTATTAGAAAGTGATATAATAATTTTCGCTGAAGAATCTTGGGAAGGTCAACAACCACATTTAGTGTATAAAACTATAGAAAAATTTAGTATTGTTTATGGGATTGATTTATTTAAAATTAATGCAAAGTTTTGCATTTGGCATCCTGGATCATGTTATAGAGAAGTTTATCCTTTTTACAATAATCACCCTCAAAGGAAAAAAATACATAAACATTTTTATGGGATAGATTTATATAGGTTATCTAATAAAGAACAAAATGATGCACCTATGCATGCCTACCAGTATATTGATTTTAATTATAATAAATTTATAACTACTTTTAAAGAAAAATTAAATCACAAACCTTGGACTATTTTACATATTCCTTCTAAAACCCAAACTAAAGGTACTAATATAATTAATAGAACTATTAATGATCTACATCTAGATTCTAATAAATTTCAATATAAAGTATTAACTAATATCCCTCATTCTGTCTCAATTTCTGAAAAACAAAAATCAATATTTTATATAGATCAATTTTGGCCTCAAGGTTGTGGAGGTTATGGAGTATCTACATTAGAAAGTTTATTTACTTCAAACTTTACATTTAGTACAATAAATAATATTACAGACTCAATGTTTAAATTAACAGGTAAATATGAATGTCCTGTTGTACCCTTAGGTACTACTGAAGAAGAATTATTAAATACTTTAAATCATTTTATAAAATCAATTACAGAAGATGATTTAATAGGATATATGGAAGGTATAGGTAAATGGTTAGAAGAATGTTATTCAGTTAAATCAGTAATTAAATTTTTTAAAAGCATATAAGATGATTAGAATAATAAAACCATATTTAAAATATAGAAATATTAATAGGAAGTTTAGAAAAATATTTAAAACAGGGTTCTTTACTAAAGGGGAATATGTAGAACAATTCCAAAATGATTTAAAAAATTATATAGAATGTGATTATTCTTTTTTAACAACATCAGCTACAACTGCTTTAAGTTTATCTTTAGAAATTATTAATATCCAACCAGGTGATGAAGTTCTTGTTTCTGATTTTTCATACCCCGCAAGTGCTAATGTCATAGAAAATATGGGTGCTGTTCCTATATTTGTTGATGTTAATCTTAAAACATATAATATGGATACTAAGGATTTAATTTCAAAAATTACTCCAAAATCAAAAGCAGTAATGTTTGTAGATGCTTTAGGTAATCCTTCTAATATCCATTCAATAAAAAATATATGCCAAGGCCATAATCTACCTCTTATAGAAGATGCAGCATGTGCCTTAGGTAGTAGTGAATTTAATCAAAAAAATGGTTCTATAGCAGACTTAACCTGTTTTAGTTTTCATCCAAGAAAATTATTAACAACAGGAGAGGGAGGTGCAATTACTACAAATAATAAAGCATATGCCGATTTACTTAAGGTAAAATTAAATCATGGAGCTATTTACAATAATAATAAATTAGACTT